TCAGCTTTGGTTATCCCGTTTGGCTTTCTGCGAGGCTTGTGTATCAATCCTATCTGCACCATGACCTTGCGTACAGTAGTTTCACATGGAATGTCAATGTCAGTTTTCCCGGCATCCTTTCTCTGCTGCAATGCAAGATACATACGCTCTCTGCCGTAGCAGTCATTATATTGGTCTTCTTCGTGGATCTTCATCATTTCATCTGCAAGTGCCTGATACTTCCAGGGGGCGTTTTTATGGCTGAGATGATCGTAAAATGCTTGTCTTGTAACCTCTAAAGCCTTGCAGTAAAAACTGATCCTTCCTGTGATCCTACCGTCATCAGTCTTTTTGAAAATGAACTTTAACCGTTCTTCTTTCCTGACTTCCGACGGTTTGCGGTGAAAAAAGCAGATGTTTCCTCCAGAAATTCATTAAGCTCTTCAAGCTCACTGTTTTTCTTTTCGAGCTCTTTGATCCGCTTGTTTGCTGCCTGAAGCTTGCGAGCTTTATTGCCTGCTTTTTAAACTCTTCATCATATTGTTTTCCTGTTCCCATTGATGACACACTCCTTTGTTTTTATTATACTTTGACTGTTTTGTATGTGTCAAGTTTTATTATACAGGATTAATCGTAATACATTACACATTCCTCCTTTTTCTACAAATGAAAAAAGGCTGTTTTATCATCATCACTCAAATTCGTGACAATATACAAAACAGCCTTTAAAACTTTGTGAATATTTTTTCATAACAAATCGGCAGGATCAGAGCAAAATCTGCTCAAAGTCTGCCGTTATGTTCGATTTTTTTGGTTGTGTAGGGTTCGACTTCCTTTTTTGGTGAAAACCGGTGAAAAGCATCTACGGTTTTACACCTGAAATTTTTACTCTCAAAACGCAAAAAAGCTCGCAAATGCGAGCTTTTCGGGCACAATATCTATTTCATTGCACAAGTATGGTGCGGGTGACAGGACTTGAACCTGCTATAATCAGCTTTCAATGCACGATTTTACGCTATTTTGCATTTTTCGTGTCATGTTTCATGTCATATACGCTTTGAAAATAGTCGTCGATAACCTTATCGACACGTTGGCGATCATCATCGAAAGTCTGCTGATAAACTGACCTAAGTGTGCTGGTATTACTCCAACCTCCCCGCTCCATTGCGTATATATCGGGAATATTCAGCTTCGCCATAACGCTGGCACTGATGTGTCGCAAGTCATGAAAAGTAATGCAATACCCTGCTGACCTTGTGATTTTTACGAATCTGTCATATATTCGCTTAGGGTTGTATTGTACAACATAGTCATCAGGGTTGAGCTCCAATGCGTCAATCAGCTCGATGAGTGGCTTGCCAAGCTTTACTTGTCGATTACTCTTATATGTTTTTGCTTGTTTCTTTACTGTCAGCTTATTGCCAACCATAACGCGCACCTGCGACAGCGTTAAGATATCTCCAGTTATATCCTTGCGGCGTATTCCCTGTATCTCTGACATTCGCAATCCGCCCCATACTGCAAGTAACACTGGTATTTCAATATCTGTGCCACGAAACAGTTCAATGATTATTTCGGCATCAGGCAAGTTTTTAAACGTTCTAGTTTTTTGTGGTAGGCGTATTTTGCCCAATTTTATATCAACATCATGATAGGTCATTACCGCTGTGAAGAAGCCATATACATTTTTTACAGTTTTCGCAGACCTAACGACAGCAATGCTGTTCACCCAATCTTGCACAAGCTGTGGCGTAATATCATTTAACCGCATATTTGCAAATCTGTCAAAATGATTTTTAAGTTCCGACTTATATTCATGTATCGTGGTAGGCGATAGAACAGGTATTTTAATCTCAATGTATTCCTCAGCAGCTTGCTGAAACGTTTTTTCGTCCTCGCTTTGTTGAGTGCTGTTCAGCCACTCTGCTGCCATTAGCTCGGCTTCTTTTTTGGTTTTTGCCGTGAACGATTTGTACTTCCCTGTTGCTTTGTCATATGCCCTTACTCTGTAGTTTCCACTCGGTAATTTTTTTGCTGTTGCCATGATAATTCCTCCTAATATCTCTTGACAGTTTCAAAATTTTATGTTAAGATAATAGGGTACTACCCTACTGTCCATTTGCTGTGGTTTGTCGGTGTTGTACACGCCCTCACAGGTCGCTCTGTGGGGTTTTTTTTTATTGCCGTCCTGAGCTGTTCACTGTATATCTTGCACCCTTTCCACCGACGCTAAAACCGACAGATTTTTTGCCGATGTTCAGCTTCGCGCCATTGCCAAGTTTAATTGATTTTCTAAAACGTAATCCCATGGTTATGCTCCTTCTTCTATGTAGTACAAAAATGCGGACAGGTTTAAAATTCCTATTGACAATCGTCGTAATATAGGATATACTAGATACATCGAACAAATGTTTTATAATAATTATATCAACTTTGGGTATGCTAACCCCGAGGTGATATAAAATGCCACTCTACGAAATTAAATTGAAAGAATTGCGAAAGAGAGCACGTCTAACTCTCGTTGAGCTTGCGGAAAGAACAGGTGTTAGCAAATCCGCCTTGTCGAAAATCGAAACAGGTGAAAGTGTACCAAGAATAGACACCATAGTGCTTTTGGTAATTTTCTTCAAATGTGAACTTGCAGATTTGGTTGTAATTCACAAATAAATTCCTGTTTAGTGGAATTTTATTGCCAATATATTGGTCTTATTGTATTATTATGTGAAAAGGGAAAGGAATGGTCTAATATGAAGATAACAGACGAAGAGCTAGAAATGATTGAAAAGCTGAGATCCTTATCCCCTGACGGGTTAGAAAAGGCGCTAAACAAATTAGTTGAACTCGCCAAGGAACAAGGAGAGGATCTGAAGCAAAAACAAACAAAAGGTACATAGTTCTGAGCTAACTCATTTGAGTTGGCTTTTTTTATTTTACGTATTTATTTTTAAAATCATCAATCGCTGCTTGATATTTGCTATCTGCACATGACACACCACTGAATGAATATGTGCCGTCCGCTTGTTTTTCACTTTTCGTAGCAAAAACTACTTTGTTATCGCAGAAAACCCACCAATCTATATAATTTGGAGCACCATATTCACCAACCATGCCATCACAAATGCCAGAACTCGTTGTTTCAAATCGTTGCATATTATTGTCTGCTGTATCGTTTGGGAGACTTACGTTGAATTGAATGCTATTTGAACCATTTGAATACGCCTTTACGTAAGTTCCATCGTCAGTTGAATAATCACCTAAAAACTCCATATCATTTGTTTCTGTAACTGATGAAGTCTCAGCTGCTGTAATTTCTGCAGTAGTAGTGACAGTAGTAGTTGTTGACTCTGCGGTGATAGCTGTCGTCGTAGTAGTTTCGGCTGCAGTTGACGTTGTTGTACTATTATTATCACTGCTATCACTGCAAGCTGTCATACCTAACGCCACTGTAAGTGTAACTATCCCTGTTATAATTTTTTTCATAATATCTCCTCCTAATTTTTTTAATTAATTGCAATTCCGATAGCAATAGTTGCTATAATGCCTACTATAAGTAGCACTATTGCGGCAATTTGCTCATTTTTATTCTTGCGAAGATCACGTTTATAAATGTATTCTTCGTAATTTGCCCCGTCTTCTCTGATGTGTCTTTCCTGCACTTTTAAAATTACCATTGTCAACGTAAACGCCGCAACAATGATAAGCAACACAAGTATTGTTTGGAGCATAACTACACCTCCCATTTAAAGTGAATTTAAAAACTTCTTGAAAATTTCCTTTTTCTCGTCTGAAAGGCTTCTGATTAATTCAATAATTTTTATTTCCTCTGCGGATAGCTCAATGCCTGCAGAGGTTTTTTCTTTGCCATACAACAAATAAGACTCAGACACGTTAAAATATTCAGCTATTTTTGTGAGCTTTTCAGCCGATGGCTTTTGCGTTCCTTTTTTCCACTGTGAACATACAGCATTGCTAAACCCTAACTCTTTTGCGACGCCATTTGGCTTTACACCTTTCAGCGTACAGAGTTCATAAAACCTATCCCAAAAAGACATAAATAAACTACCTTTCTTGAATTTGTTGCAATTTTTATAAATATTGCACATTTTTTGATGTGTCTTTTTGTACATAGCACTAAAATCTAAGAAATCTTAGCAATTTTGATTGACAAACTAAGAATTCTTAGATATAATAAGTTTGTAAAAGAAATTATACAAAAAAGACAACACAAAACCAAGCCATATTGAAAGTCCCAATTTTCAAAATAGCTCGTTTATATTATATTTGGTCGCACTTATATAATAGCTCAATTTGCCTTGTTTGTCAAGGTTCTTTTACAAAATTTATGTGTTTTGGAGGTGAACAAAGTTTGAAAATTAACAGCATCGAGTATGTGTTGGCAAGATACTTTGAGAAAGATTTCTTAATTGCAATGAGGGATATCCCTATCATTGTTTCGGGCAAGCAAGGTGCAACTGGTAAAACAACGGTGTGCAATATTCTAAAGAAGCATGGATACACCGCTTTTGAAGAATGGCAGCTTAAAAACCCTGAAACTGACGAACAGAAAGCTCTTGCTAACAGGTTGAAAAATGAAAATGAAATCTTCATTTCGTTAAAACTCAACAAGCCAATATCGGAGGTGATAAAGTGAATTATCAAAATTTCGTTGCAAAAGTCTATGCAGAACTTAAGCTCCGCCGCATGACGAGAAAGGATCTCGCTAAGCTGACAGGTTACAGTGAGAACACAATAAATGTGTTCATGAGTAACACAGATAGCCGAGATCGCTCAGATAACGTGGCGAAAGCTATTTCAGCGGCTCTGCACATAGAGCTTTAGAGAGGAGAGGGAGAACAATGTACGGCAAGCTTATTGTCAGCTATTGTCAGGACAATCACATAACTTACAAGGAATTTGCTAAGCTGTGTGGCGTAAACGTGAGAAGTATTTATCGTTGGATAAACGGCTCAACGATAAAGGACAAGGCAACGGAACTCAAGCTTTGTGAACTTCTCGGTGTTGAGATACCACAAGCAAAAGAAATCTTTGAGGACACATCAGACACATTCTACATCTTCCCCGAGGAAAAGCAACCGACAAAGGTCATTCAGATCGGTGAAGATTATTACACAATGCTCCGTGAACTTGCATTCAAAAGCAAAACGTCACTGAGATATGTTGCGGAAATGTGCATTGACTTTGCTGCGGCAAGATACAGAGGGTGATGTTAATGCCAGCAAAGAAAATAACAGCAGATGATGTGATGTCACGAGTGTTTAAATCTGCAAGAGCCGAGAAAGGTCTCACGCAGGCAAAAATCGCAAAACGGCTGAGCATGACACAGACAGCCGTGAGCAGGTGGGAACGGCAGTTCGGCACCATGAATGCTGAACAAATCGTGACGTACTGCAGGATAATCGGGGCGAACCCCGAAGAAATCTTTGCAGAGTATTGCAAAGAAAGGAGCATAAGAAGATGAACAACATGATAGCAACGCTGGAGATCGTCAGATTCGTGGCTGCAATAGCGTTATGTACGGCGCTGTTCGCACTGGCGGTCTATGGGTTATACCGCAATATCAAAGAGACAGCCGAAACCGCAATCCGTGAGGAGCTGGAGCAGGCAATCAAGGAAGCTTCAAAGCCTGTTGTCAAGGTCGAAATACAGACGAAAGGCAAGTGGTAAAGTGTCGGAGGGTATGTTTATAGCCTGCATGATAGGCGCAACGATCGTGATACTGACAGCTTTCTATGCCGTGATACTGTTCATAGCATGCATTATAGACCAGCACAAATGGGAACATGAACACAGTTATGACGATGAAAATCACGACGAAAACAGCGATGGCATAGTTTAGATTTGCAATGCAACGGATTTGCTATGAATAGCATTGGCTACGGCAAAGCGAACCTGTGAACGGCTACGAAATGCGAAGGTGTTGATTTGAACAGCAAAGCAACGGCATAGTGGGGTTTAGCAAAGAACGTCAAAGCATAGGCAAGGGCAAAGTACAGCGTCGATTTGCTGGGCAACGGCACAGCATTGATTGACATAGATTCGCAACGGCTAAGAATAGCTATGATTCGCAGGGGCACTGCACAGCCACGCAAAGGCCTGGCAAAATATTGCGTAGCTAGGGCTAGGTATGCACAGCACCGTTTAGATAAGCAAAGGCAAAGCTAAGTTCCGACAAGCAAAGGCGAGGCAAAGTTTTGACACGCAACGAGAGGTAAAGGCATAGCAGGGCGCAGATTGGCGGGGTTATGCAAAGGAATGGCATTGATTAGCTAAGGCATTGAGAAGCATAGCGACGCAAGGGCATAGCAGTGATTAGCAAAGGAACTGCAGTGACTAGCAAAGGCGTAGTTTGGCACAGTATGGCGTCGAAAAGCAAGAAAAAAATAAATTTAACGTAACGGAGGTCAAAAAAACATGAAAAAAATCAAAGTAAAGTTGACGTTCACCGAAGAGATTTTGGGAACGGCAAACGCAACAACCACAATCCACGATGAGTATATCGCATCGAAAGCACCCGATGCAAAGAGCCGTGAGGAAGAGATAGCCGCACTTGGCGTGGCTGAGGTAGTCGAAAAGTCCATGACAGTATTCCCGACACTGGAAGACGGCACACCATTTCTATGGGACTATCAGGTCAAGGGATTTTTCAAGGACGCCTGTGGCGTTCTGAAAAAGGTATCAGGCACGGCAAGCTCAAAAATCAAAGCGTACAAGAAAGAGATTGACGGACTTGTCTTCGTTGAGGAGCGCAAGATACCATACGAATTCAAGGGGGGTATGGGTGAATGTCAGAGACCGCTGAGGGCAAGCACACCGCAGGGTGAACGTGTTGCACTGGCACACTCTGAAACAGTGCCTGCAGGAGCAACAGTTGAATTCACAATCCAGATTCTGAAAGACGATATGGAAACAGCCGTAAGAGAATGGCTGGACTACGGCAGGCTGAGAGGTATCGGTCAGTGGCGTAACAGCGGCAAAGGTCGATTTGAATGGGAGGAAGAAGAATGCTGACGAGAGGAGAAACGATAAAGGCATTTGAATGCTGCTACATGACGCATAACTGTGGAGGATGTCCATTTGACGAGCAAGGGGAATGGGCATGCAGCGCAGAGTCAGAGATCAACAAAGCTGTTATGCATTACCTCAAAGAAAACGAGCCTGCACCTGCGGCAACAGGCACAAGCTCTGAGGTGGTATCAAAAGATACCAATTCAACACACCTTGATGATAGCACACTGCTTGATATTTGTCAAGCATATGAAACTGCTGACGAAGCTTGTTCAAATATACTTACCGTCTATGAGGGAATGTCAGAATGTGAGCAGAGAGCCTTTGATATCGGAGAGGCATACGGAAAAATATTCGGCACAAGATGTAAGCTTGAAGAATTGAGAGGCGGTGACGGCAATGTCTAAGAAATACGAAACAACAACGCAATCTATAGAATGGAAAGGCAGAAAGCTATTCCGCATCAAAGCTGTAAAATCATTTGCAGATGTTAAGGTTGGTGATTTGGGCGGATACATAGAGAATGAGAGCAATCTTAGCCAAGATGGCACCGCATGGGTGTCTGGTGACGCAAAGGTCTACGACACCGCTATGGTTTTCGGTGACGCAAAAGTTTTCAATAACGCTGAAATATATGGTAATGCAAATGTATATGATGATGCCAATGTGTTTGGTGAAGCTGAGGTTGGGGACCACGCTAACGTTAAAGAATGCGCATGGGTGAGTGGGCATGCTAAGGTCTATGGAGATACATGGGTCTACGGAAACGCTTGGGTCTATAATTCCGCTAAGATATATGGTAGCGCTGAGGTCTTTAACAATGCCAAGGTTTTTGGCAACGCTAAAGTCTATAACAGAGCTAAGGTATATGGCAATTCGTGGATTTACGGCAAAGCAGAGATACATGATAACGCAAGGATCTATGATGCCTCTGATGTCTACGGCAATACCAGTGTTTGTGGCAAATCTAGGATTTGCGGTGACACTGTTATTTGCGATAATGTGCTGGCAGGTGAACAAAGTGACTAGCTATTCATGTTTGGATTGCAAGCACCTGAAAGGGTGTTTGGAGAGTAGCAGGCGTTACCCGTGTAAAGACTTTAAGCTGGCAGAACCAGCGTTATTGGAAAGAAGAGGGCGAAATGACAGCAATCGAAAAGTTGAACAGCATAATCACCAGCGTTGATACTCTTGCACAAATAGCCGATGATTGCAACTTTCCTGCCGTCAGAGCAATATACAATGCAACCGCAAGCGGACGTATTGAACTTTTCGCGCGCGAGGACGATTTCAAGGCACTTGCAGATGCAGTATATTCGCCACTGCACACTGTTACATCATACAATCACATCGGTGATGATGTATATAAAACAACTGAAATGTGGTTTTGCTACAAAGAACACACGTTCACAATGATAAGAGAGGAGAAATATAATGGATAACGAAATTATCGACATAAATCAGGCGGAAATCAGACAGATACCTACTCAGACACAGACACAGCTTGCATCGCATACTGACACGGGAATTATCTCAGACTTCCGCAAATATTTCAAAATGGCAAGCGAACTGTGCAAAGCGGATATCATACCGCAGGCGTACAAGGGTAAGGTCGCTGATACCGCAATAGCCATTGACATGGCTAACCGCATGGGCGTAAGCCTGATGATGGTCATGCAATCGATGTTCGTGGTCAAGGGCAAGCCAAGCTGGAGCGGGCAAGCTTGTCTGAGCTTCATCAGAGCCAAGTTTACAGACGTAAAGGTGATTTACGTCGGCACAAAGGGTGCTGATGACAGAGGCTGTTACGTCAAGGCAACTGACAAAGACGGAGATGTGCTTGAGGGAACGACAGTCACAATGTCAATGGCAAAGGCTGAGGGGTGGTACTCGAAGAAAGATAAGTACGGAAACGAAACGTCAAAATGGCAGACAATGCCCGAGCAGATGTTAGCATATCGTGCAGCATCATTTTTCGCAAGGGTTCACTGCCCGGAAACGCTTATGGGTGTGCAGGTCGAAGGCGAAGTTGAGGACTCTTCAAAGCCTGCAATGAGAGAAGTGGAGGATGTACTGTAAATGAAAACTACGAGAATTCATATAAAAAATCTGTTCGGTATTTCTGAAACAGAGCTGGACGGACGCTCGATAGAAGTTACTGGCTCAAACGGCGTAGGTAAGACATCTATAATCGACAGCATTAAATATGCTCTCACCAACGACAGCAGCCGTGATTATGTCATTAAGAACGGCGAGAATGAAGGCGAAATCTTCATTGAGACCGACACAGGTTTGACTATTGACCGCAAGAAGCGTGTCAATCAGGCAGACTACAAGAACATCAGACAGGACGGCAAACCTGTTCAAAGCCCCGAAGCATTTGTCAGAGAGCTGTTCACGCCATTGCAGATTGACCCTGTTAGGTTCACACAGATGTCAAGGCAGGAGCAGAACAGAATTATTCTTGACCTCATTGAGTTCGATTGGGACTTAAATTGGATAAAGGAGAAGTTTGGCGAAATTCCGCAAGGTGTTGATTATCAGCAGAACATCTTACAGGTTCTGAACGATATCCAGTCCGAAAAGGGCGTTTACTTCCAGACAAGGCAGGATATCAATAGAGAAATACGCAACAAAACAGCGTTTATATCTGATATCGCAAAGGATATCCCACAGGGCTTCCAGGCTGAAAAATGGGAAGCATATGACCTATCCGAAGCTTATACGAAGATAACAAAGGCTCAGGAGTACAACTCTCGCATCGAGAGGGCGAAGCTCTTCAAAGATAGCTATGACAACAAGGTCAGAGGTTATCAGGCTGAAATGGAAATTGCAGTAAGCAATCTGAAATCTGCTATCGCAGCAGAACGTGAGCAGCTGACTAGCGAAATCGAGCGCAAAAAAGCCGAAATCAAGGCGGCTGAGGACAAGCTCAATTCGCTTTCAGACAAGATAGCAGACAAGACTAAGATTTTTGAAAGCGAATACAGGGAGAAAGTCGCAAAGCTTGACAGCGACATCAAGGTAGCCGATGAATACACAGGCAAGCAGCTTGTTGACATATCTGCAATGCAAGCTGAGGTCAAGACAGCTGAGGAAATGAAAAAGCACCTCAACGAATACAAACGTATGAAGTCGATGCAGAACGAACTTGAAACGCTTGAAGAACATTCTAAGGCACTCACAAGCAAGATTGAGCTTGCAAGAGAGCTTCCAGGCGAGATACTTAAGACAGCAACAATACCTGTTAAAGGGTTGACAGTTAAAGACGGCATACCTCTCATAAATGGGCTTCCCGTCAGCAATCTGTCAGAGGGTGAACAGCTTCAACTTTGCGTTGACGTTGCCCTCAGCAAGCCTAACAGCCTACAGATAATTCTGATTGACGGAGCTGAGAAGCTTTCCGAAAAGAACAGGCTTGCACTTTATGAGAAGTGCAAGGAAAAGGGCTTGCAGTTTATTGCAACCCGCACAACGGACAGCGATGATCTGGAGGTGACATATCTGTGATACAACTGACAAGTGAAAATTACTTCTCCCAGCAGGCTAACCTTGAGTACATGAGCTGCTCACAGTTCAAGAGTTTCTGTGACTGTGAGGAAAGAACCCTTGCGGATATCGCTGGTGATTACAAGCGTGACAGTTCAACTGCTCTGCTCGTAGGCTCATACGTTGACGCTCACTTCGAGGGAACGCTTGACGTTTTCAAGGCTCAACACCCAGAGCTGTTTAAGCGTGACGGAACGCTTAAGGCTGATTATGTTCAGGCTGAGAGTATTATCCAGCGTGTGGAGAATGACAAGCTGTTCATGAAGTATATGGCAGGCGAAAAGCAGGTCATTATGACGGGTAAAATCGCAGATGTGCCATACAAGATAAAGATAGACAGCTATCACCCTGACAAGGCAATCGTTGACCTAAAGGTCGTAAAGGACTTTGAGAAGCTTTGGAACGATGCTGAGAAACTGAAACAGAGCTTCATTCGATACTGGGGATATGACATTCAGGGAGCTATCTATCAAGAGATAGCTCGCCAGAATACAGGCAAAAAGTTGCCGTTCTTCATAGCCGCCGCCACAAAAGAAAAACACACAGATTTTAACGTGTTCGCTGTTCCGCAGGAATGGCTTGACGAAAAACTTGCGTTTGTTGAAGAACACACACCGCACTTTGCAAGGTTGAAAACAGTCGAGGATCCTGCCGAAAGGTGTGAGAGGTGTGATTGGTGCAAGGACACCAAGATACTTGACAGAATAGTTGACGCAAGAGATTTGGAGGATACAAATGCTTAACAAAGTTATTTTAATGGGTAGAATTACCCAGGAGCTTGAACTCAAGCAAACAGCAAATGGAACAGCGGTGCTGTCATTTAACGTAGCCGTTGACAGAAGCTACACTAAGCAGGGCGAAGAAAAACAGACGGATTTCATCACCTGCGTTGCATGGAGAAAGACTGCTGAATTTATCAATAACTATTTCGGCAAGGGTAGAATGATAGCCCTTGAGGGACAGCTGAGAAGCCGTACATATGATGATAAAAACGGCACAAAGCACTATGTGACAGAGGTTTACGTTGATAACGTTTCATTCACAGGTGAGCCAAAGCAGGACGGAAACAGCTCAGCTTCGTCACAGAGCGTGCCACAGCAGAATACACCGCCACAAAATCAGCCTGCACCAAGTCAGAATAACCCACCTGCAATGCAGAGTCTTGGCATTGACGGCTTCGAGGAAATATTCAATGGCGACGACGTGCCGTTCTGATGTGAAAACAATGCTAACTTTAAGAAACTATCAAAACAAAATTATTAATGAAGTAAGGAGGCTTATGAGTACAGGGCGAAAGCGCATTTGCGCAGTTGCGCCCTGTGGTTAGGCTCTGGCAAGACAGCCATATTCGCATATATGGCTGACAAGTCGCAAGACAAGGGCAACACAGTGTGGTTTTTGGTACACAGAAAAGAACTGCTCGATCAAACCATAGCAACATTTGACCGTTTTGGCATTCAGCGCAACACAATTCTTGTGGGCATGGTCGCCACACTTGCAAACGCTCTTGACAAGCACCCAGAACAGTACAAAGTACCTGACTTCATTGTCATTGACGAGTGCCACCATATAACGGCTAGGACGTATCAGAGAATACTTGAACGCTTTCCAAAGGCATTCGTAGTTGGGCTGACTGCAACACCAAGCAGACTTGACGGCAAGCCACTTAAAGATTGCTTTGACGATATGGTGGTAGGCATTACCGCCAAAGAGCTTATTGCTCAGGGATATTTATCACCTTATAGGTACTTTGCGCCAAGCGTAGCTGACCTATCGGCACTCAAACGCAAGGGCAAGGACTTTGACCCGCAGCAAGCAGCTGAGTTACTTTCCACGAGAGCGGTGTTTGGCGATGTTATAGCGAACTATCGCAAATATGCCGACGGACTTCAAACGATATGCTATTGTTCTTCCGTTAAGCACTCTGAGAGCGTTGCAGAAGCATTCAGTGCAGTTGGAATTAATGCTGTACACTTTGACGGCAATACACCTAAGAGCGAGCGAGAACGCATTACAGACGATTTCAGAGCAGGGAAAATAAAAATCCTTTGCAACGTTGATTTGATATCAGAGGGCTTCGATTGCCCTGACTGCGAGTGTTGCATACTGTTAAGACCAACAATGAGCTTAACGTTGTTTATCCAGCAATCCATGCGGTGTATGCGCCCGAAAGAGGGCAAGACGGCAATAATTCTCGATCACGTCAACAACTACAAGCGACACGGCTTGCCTGATGATGACAGAGAGTGGAGCTTAAACAGCGTTCCGAAGCCTGAAAAGGAATATAACACAGACGGCACGCTACAGATACGGCAATGTTCAAAATGCTTTGCTACATATAGACCGACATCTGCAAAAAAATGTCCGTATTGTGGAGCGGTTGAGGAACTGACAAGACAGGAAATAAAAAATATCAAGCAGATAGAGCTTGAAGAAATAAAGGAAAGCAAGCGCAAAGAAGCAGATGACAAAGTTAAGGAATACAAGTCCGCCAAGGATTGCAAGACACTTCAAGAACTATTTGCGTTTGCAAAAATGAGAGGATATAAGCCACAATGGGCATATGTCCAAGCAAAACAGAGAGGATGGTTTAAATGATGAGAGGTAGCCAGGCAATTGGTATTGACACCAATCCTGTAAATTCAATTGCAATTACGCTTGCTAATGCCAACGTAAATTCGCTCAAGGCAATTGATATTATCATTAGCGAGATCATAAAAGAAGCACATATCAATCAGTATGACGTTCCGTTCTGGATACTGGCATTTGAAATGCTTACCAATACATTCAAGGAAACACTGAGCGAAGATATGCTCAAGGTGTATGAAGAGGCTAAGGGACACTTCTCATACTCTGCTATTACTATGGGAGAGCCTAGAAATGAGTAAGTCAGAACACGAGATACAGAACGAAATCCGCCTTGCGTTATCTTCAAAAGATAGCATTGTATTCAGAACAAACGCAGGCACATTCTATCAGGGGAAAATGGTTTACTCAAAAGAGTTTAAATCAATGGTGCTTCTCAGCCCTCGCAGGGTGGACGGACTTCCAAAAGGCTTTTCAGATTTGGTGTACTTTACTAAAGGCGGAAAAACGGCATTCATAGAGTGTAAGAATGCCGACGGAAAACTGAGAGAAGAACAGAAAATATTTATTGACCGTATGCGTGACCTTGGCTTTGTTGCCGGGGTCGCAAGGTCCGCTGAGGAGGCGAAACTACTATGCCAACAACTGATGAAAGATTAAAACAAATCGAGATCGTTGCTTTGAAAGAAGAGGGCGATTTGCCAGAAAATATGTCAATGTCGGAAAATATGTTCTATGAGGAAATGCACTGCCTGTACGCCAGATACAAAATGAGTTGTCTTGTAAGCAAGCTCCCTGCTGATATACAGAACAAAGTCCCTGTCGTGACAAAAGACGAAGCTTCGGTATTAAAGAAGAAATACCTTGCAGGTGTTAAGAATATGCAGATGTGGGAAGATATCTTTAAGACAGAGATACACATCGCAAACGAGATAAACAAGGTCATTTCTCCTACATCAGAGCTTAAAGGAATGACAAAGGAACAGCTGCTTGACAAGACTATACGAATGATAGGCGTTATCCAGGGATTAATGAATGCTGATGACAGGATACCAAAATTTTTGGAAGGCCTAAGAGGAGATAAGGCAAAATGAGAACGAGAACAGGAAGATGCAAGAAAACAAGCAAGTGCATATATGCGACTGAAATATATGGCGAGAAGTGTTGCGGATATTTGCTTGCAACGGGTGAGAAAAGAAACTGCCCGCCTGATAACTGCAACAAGTTCAAGAGCGTAAAACAGTTTGAAAGGAGATTAGATAGGTGAAATACTTAGATTTTCTGAAATCTAAAATGGCTATTGCTACCGACAGCGGTTTTGACGTTCCGGACAAGAAAATAAACACGTCACTCAAGCCCCACCAGCGTGACATTGTTAAGTGGGCTGTAAGAGGTGGCAAGCGTGCTGTGTTTGCCAAGTTTGGACTAGGCAAGTCTGTTATACAGCTGGAATGGTGTACACAGATCATAGCTCATGAAGGCGGAAAAGCCCTCATAATATGTCCTCTGGGTGTTAAACAGGAGTTTGTTCATGACGCTGTTGAGATACTCGGCTATGATGCTCCTGCATACGTTAAAACCATGGCAGAGGTGAGGACGTGTTCAGCTGATATCATGATAACGAACTATGAGAGAGTCCGTGACGGAGATATTGATGTAAAGTATTTCACAGCGACTTCCCTTGACGAAGCGGCTGTCTTGAGAAGCTTCGGCAGCAAAACCTATCAAGAATTTCTAAAGAAGTTCAACGGCGTTCCATATAAGCTTGTGGCAACCGCAACGCCTGATCCTAACAAGTATAAAGAACTTATCCATTACGCTGGATATCTTGAAATCATGGACACAGGGCAGGCTCTTACGCGTTTCTTTCAGCGTGACAGCACAAAGGCTAACAACTTGACGTTGTACCCTCACAAGGAAGAAGAGTTTTGGCTATGGGTAAGCTCATGGGCGGTATTTGTTTCAAAGCCGTCAGATGTCAACCCTACATATTCTGACGAGGGATATGATTTGCCTGAACTAAAAATCAACTATCACAGGCTTGCAGTCAGCAAAGACGAGTTGTCAGTCGATAAGTTTGGCCAGAGCAAACTGTTCGATGAGGCTACCGCTAGCTTGCAAGACGAAGCAAAGATAAAGCGTGAAAGTATATCTAAGCGTGTTGCAGAAGCAGCTAAAATAATAGCTGAAAATCCAGAGGATAGCTTTATTATCTGGCATGACCTTGAAGAAGAACGCCACGAGATAAAGCGACAGATACCAAATGTTGTTGATATCTATGGTTCTATGGATATCGACTTGCGAGAACGAAGAGCTATCGACTTTGCTAACGGCAAAATAAAGCTGTTTGCGACAAAGAAGATACTTTCCGGAAGTGGCTGTAACTTTCAGAAACATTGTCACAGGGCAATATTTATCGGTATCGACTACAAGTTTAATGACTTCATTCAGGCTGTTCACCGCATATATAGGTTTCTGCAAACTGATGAAGTGACAATCGACATAATCTACATGGACGAAGAAGACGAGATAAAAAAGCAGCTGCTTGACAAATGGAAACGTTTCGACTATCAATCTGAGAAAATGGCTGAGATAGTCCGCAAAAACGGCTTGTCTAGCGTTGACAACATCTCCGACAAAATGAAAAGAAGCATAGGAGTGAAAAGAGTGATAGTAGAGGGTAATCACTACAAATACATAAACAATGACTGCATATGGGAGCTCGAACAAATGCCTGACAACAGCGTTGACGAGATAGTAACTTCAATCCCATTCGGCAATCATTATGAGTACACGCCAAGCTACAATGACCTTGGACACAACGAGGATAATGACAGGTTCTTTGAGCAAATGGACTATTTGACGCCTAATCTGCTGAGAGTGCTGAAACCTGGCAGAGTAGCTTGCATACACGTTAAGGACAGAATTTTATTTGGCAATGCAACAGGCGACGGAATGCCGACTGTTGACCCGTTTAGCGACTTGACTGTTATGCACTACATGAAGCACGGCTTTCGCTATATGGGCAGAATTACAATTACAACTGACGTTGTTCGTGAGAACAATCAGACGTACCGCCTTGGCTGGACAGAACAGTGCAAGGACGGCTCGAAAATGGGAGTGGGTTGCCCAGAATATGTTCTGCTCTTTAGAAAGCTCCCTACAGATACAAGCAAGGCTTATGCAGACACGCCTGTTACAAAGAGCAAAGCTGATTACAGCAGAGGACGTTGGCAGATTGACGCTCACGCTTACTGGAGATCCAGCGGTGATAGGCTCGTGACAAAGGACGAGCTAAAAGAAGTTTCGGTGAACAAGCTTCAAAAGGTATACACACAGTTTTCAAAGAGCAATGTTTACAACTATGACGAACACGTTGCCCTGGCAGAAAAGCTTGACAAGGAAAACAAATTACCAGCGTCGTTTATGGTAATCGCCCCTGCGAGCTGGAACGATACAGTCTGGGACGATATCAACCGAATGAGAACGCTCAATGCTGAACAGCGTAGACGTGATATGCAAATGCACGTTTGTCCTTTACAGCTCGATATAATCGAACGCCTTATCACTAGGTACTCCAATGAGGGCGATGTTGTGCTTGACCCATTCGGTGGAATAGGCTCAACTCCTATGACTGCTATTAAAATGGGTCGATATGGAATAGGCATTGAGCTTAACCCTGATTATTTCCGTGACGGCGTAGGATACTGCAAAGCGGAAGAGGATAAGATAGACGTACCAACGTTGTTTGATTTTATGGATAATAAAGAAAAAGCCGCCCCGTAGGGCGGCATAAGATTATGTTCGATAACGTTTCTTGATAAATGTATAAAGCCCAACGGCAATCGATATTATGAGCAGACCGCCAAGGACAGGTACGGTATCAACGAGCTTCACAAAGGCAAATACAAAAATCTTAAGCGTTGACCACAAGGACTGCAACAGTTGTAACATTTTATCACTCCTTTCTTGAAATTTTATACATTATATCACCATAGGATATGATTGTCAATGGGCATAACAAACAAAACGCAGGACTTTCACACATTGAACACAAAAGGAGGAACATATGAGTAAAATAAAAATTTTTAAAGAAATTCTCACAGCAGTTGGTATATGGAGTTTGGTCGGCCTATCATGGCAAATACTTGAGATTTTAATGTATGGAGAAGTACAGCCACGAGGTGTAGACACAATCGTTACCGCTGTACTGAGTCTATCTATATATATAAACTTAGAGATGTTGGAGTGATAACATGGGTAACAACAAATTCTGCACCAGCTGCAAATATTTTGAGAAATCACCTGACAACTGCGGCAGGAAGAACGGAAAATACGGGCTGTGCGGGTATGGTGTGAGACAGGGATTTCGTCCAAAAACAATCAACTATCTGCACCCTGTCTGTGAAGAATTCAAAGACAAGATAGAGGCAGTGAAATGCAGTGCTGCTACAACCCTCTGCTGGTACTGCAAACACGCAGTGCCAAAGAGGGACAAGCTGACAGGTGAACAGATAACAGGGTGCAGTTGGTCGATAGACAGACAGCCTGTTGTCGGCTGGAAAACGCACTGTCATAGGGTTTACAAGGGGCAGAAAGGCACGTTGCATTCTTACACTGTAACTGAGTGCCCTGAGTTTGAGGAGGGATAACATGAAGGTATTAATAGCGTGTGAAGAATCGCAAGAGGTCTGCAAGGCATTTCGTGCAAAAGGTCACGAAGCGTACAGCTGCGACATTCAGATGTGTTCAGGCGATCACCCTGAGTGGCATATATTAGGTGATGCTCTGACCGTTATCAACGGCAATGCAAACTTCACAACTTGCGACGGACAGGTACATACGGTAGACAAATGGGATTTGCTGATAGCTCATCCGCCGTGTACGTATCTTAGCAACGCGGGAGCAGCACGTCTGTACAAAAAAATGAATGGGAAAAGTTATGTTGACCTTGAAAGATTTAATAAAGGGCAAGACGCAAAAGAATTTTTCCTGAAATTTTTTCATGCCCCTGTTAAAAGAATAGCTGTTGAAAATCCAATCCCGTCTGGAGTATATCGGTTGCCGAAATATACGCAGACCATACAACCATATGAATACGGACACCCATACAGCAAAAAAACGTGTTTGTGGTTGAAAAATCTGCCTAAATTGGCACCGACAAATGTTGTTAAACCCATATGTTCATGGGTATCAGGTGGTAGCAAAAAGTCGGACGGCACTGCACGCACAAACTGTGGAATGCCGTTTCGTGACAGCAAGACAAAATCCAAAACATTTCCAGGCATAGCACAAGCAATGGCTGAACAATGGGGAACTGAGGAGGGATAAAAGTGGCAAACAAAGAAAGGCTAGCCAAGCTTGACGGCGGTCAGTTGGACGCTATGTGGAATTTTCTGAAATTGAGAAAGCAATGCGAATGTACCAAGCAGGACGTACAGCTATTGCGTGAACACTGCGAAAATATCCGCATAGCGTTGACGCAGAAAAATGCAGGTCAGCGAAAAGATGGTGCCAAAGATTGCATTGATTTCGACGAATTGGGGACATACATTAATTTCGTAGTTATTGACGCCCTTGTGTTGTATATTTATGGTGGTCTTGACAAATTGGAAGAGGTGCTGCCAGATGAAAAATGAATATTACAGTTGGTACAAAGAACATCATATATGCCCATTATGCAGGGTAAATAAACCTGTCGGCAATCATGCGTACTGTCACGAATGCCGTGCGAAGTATCGTGAATACCAGGAAAAACGCATTGACAGGAACAGAGATGAGATATATCAGAAAAATCGTGAGAGATATTATCGCTATAAAGAACAGGGGTTATGCGTAAGTTGTGGCAAGCCCGCAGTTCCGGGCAAAGTTTTCTGTCAGAAATGCGCAAACAAGAAGAATCGGAAAAAACGTCTGAAAAAGTTGGAAAATGCAACGGACCCACGATGGTTATGGATAGAAGAACATCGTTGCTATCTCTGTGGAAAACCTGCAATCGAGGGTCACAAGCTATGTCAGAAACACTATGACGAATCATGCAAAGGGCTTGAGAAAGCAAGAGCAGTTGTGAAAGAAGCAAAAATCGGACTACATGCTCCGTTTACGTTTGGAGGTGGCAAGACATGACAAAAATCAAACCCGAATACATTTTCCCACTGTTGCTGATTCTGCTAGACGTGGGAGCAGCGGTAGTATACGCAATACAAAAAGATTACAAAAAGGCTGTCTACTGGATAGCGGCGGCTGTGCTGAATGTGACGGTAACTTTTTAGGGGGCTATATGGATAGTGCAAAAGAACAAAAGGCTATCGAACGTCTGAAAACGTTTGTACCTGAGGACGGATATTATCTAGCATATAGCGGCGGAAAAGATAGCGACTGTATCAAAATTTTGGCACAACTCGCAGGCGTTAAATATAACGCTGTACATAATTTGACAACGGTTGATGCACCCGAAACTGTGAGATATGTTCAATCTCAGCCAGATGTAAAAATAGATAAAGCGTATGACAAGAACGGCAATCATGTTACAATGTGGAATTTGATTGTAAAAAAGCTAATGCCACCGACACGCATTGCACGTTATTGCTGTAGCGAATTAAAAGAACGTGGCGGCACAGGACGTGTTGTTGTCACGGGTGTTAGGTGGTCTGAAAGTCAACGCCGTAAAGAAACGGTTGATGTTATAAAAATTATCGGCAAGCCGAAAACTACAATGAAAACAGCTGATGAAATAGGCACAGAATATCAACAAACGTATCAGGGTGGAATCATTTTTAATGATGATAACGACAAGAATCGTAGGTTGGTTGAACACTGCTATCGCACTACTAAAACTATGGTAAACCCTATAGTCGATTGGTCTGATGACGATGTTTGGGAATTTCTGCGTTACTATGGTTGCAAATCAAATCCGCTGTATGAATGCGGTTTTAATCGTATAGGTTGCATTGGCTGTCCTATAGCTGGAAAACATAGATATGTCGAATTTGAACGATATCCCAAATATAAACAAAACTATATAGCGGCATTTGATAGAATGCTAGAACGTAGAAAACAACTTGGAAGAACTGCTAAAATGTCATGGCAAACGGGTCAAGACGTTTTTCGCTGGTGGCTGGGCGAAGATTTTAACCAGCTAACATTTGATGATTTGGAGGTATAACAATGGCAAGATACATTGACGCAGACAATCTGATTGACGAACTATCGGCGGCGTGTATGCCGATATACGAAAAGGGCATAACAGGCATTCTGGGTGATAACAGCAGTATCGCTGATATAATCAACGAACAGCCTACCGCAGATGTGCAGGAGGTCAAGCGTGGGTATTGGATATCCGAAAGAGATCCGGACGAAAATAATAGGATACAATGCTTTCACTGCTCTGTGTGTGATGATGATTTCCATTACATTGGGGCATTTGTCGCAACGAAATACTGCCCTAACTGCGGAGCTAGAATGGACGGTGATAACAATGACGGATAAGCAATACAAAAAATATAAAGAGGTTGAAGAGGAAATAAGACCTCTAAAGACATTTTTAAAAGGGTTTTGCACTCGTTTCGGTTCCTATCCGACTTTGATTTTTACAAAGCCAAAATTAAAATTTAAAAGAAGGCAGACTTGCGTTCTAGACGTTTGCGAGATTGAAATTTCTTATGCGTTACAAAGTCGAATATTAGAAGTTATTGGGCAGTATATTGACGAGAAAGAAAAAGAACAGAAAGAACTATGAAGGAGGAAATGCAATGAGCGAAACAGTATCAGGCGAGGAGCTTGAAAAGATAAACGACTATGCAAGAAAGCCGCTCACGGAGGACAAGGTATTTGTTTTCAGGGTGGCGCTTTGTGACAATAACATTGACAGAGACGGTGAAAAGTTTTCATCAGGCGCTTTGAGGAAGCTTGCGAAGCTTTTTAAGGGCAGAACGGGTATTTTCGACCATGACCCTAAAAGCTCAAAGCAGACTGCTAGAATATTTGACACTTGGGTGGAAACTCTGCCTGAGAAAACTACGACAGACGGCGAGGTCTACCGCAGACTTATGGCAAAGGCTTACATGGTGCGAACTGCTTCTAACAGCGATCTTATAAGCGAGATTCAGAGTGGAATAAAGAAAGAAGTATCCATTACCTGCACCATAGGAGAGAAGCTTTGCTCTGTATGCGGAGAGGATATGCACAAGGGCGGCTGTGACCATGAAAAGGGGTGTGAATACGGCGGTAGGCTGTGTTATCACATTCTTGACGAGCCGCTTGAAGTTTACGAGTGGTCGTTTGTGGCAGTGCCTGCGCAGGTGTAAAAAAATGGCACTAAAAGTTTGGTAACAAGGAGAGACGACAATGCGTGAAATATTATTTCGTGGCAAGCGTATAGATAATGGCGAATGGGTTCAGGGTTATCCCTGCCGCTATGGTTGGATAGGAAAAGAAAAAGACTATATCATTCCCGATTATGCAAGTGCATTATATACAGCCGAAGTTGACCCTGAGACAATCGGTCAGTACACAGGCATTGTCGACAAATACGGCATGAAAATCTTTGAGGGAGATATCGTCTGGAACGATTATGACAATGGCAAGGGCAAAGTCGAGTGGGATAATGATATGGCGAAATTTATTATAACCTTTTCTACATTCACGATTGACTTTGACAACATTTACGGGGATGAGCTTGATGTCATCGGGAACGTCTATGACAATCCTGAACTCTTGAAAGGTGGTATATAAATGGACATCAAAAAAATCATAAACAATTTCGTTGAAGCACACACTGATGAAATTGAAACAGCAATCCGCTCTGCGTTGTCGGAAGAAAAATCGATAAATGAAATCAAAGCAGGAGACCACTTTGAATACAAAGGTATCGAATGGGTTTGCCTTGATATAGGAAACGAAACTGCTTTTGCAGTGACCGCTAAGGTAATCGCTAATATGCCGTTTAACGATGAATATGAGGACGGTTGTAACAACTGGAGAACATCATCACTAAGAAAATGGCTTAACAGTGAATTTCTTGACAAGAATTTTGGCAAAGGTGCACTGCTAGCCAATTTTTCTACCTTGACAGCAGATAATGGCGATGATAAGTACGGTGTCGTTGAAGACTATGTCACACTTCTCGATTGCGATCAGTACAGAAGATACAGAAAACTTATGCCTAAGTATGATGATTGGGTATGGACGCTTACTCCTCGCTCTTGTACCGTCGGCGACGCCTTCAGCGTGCGTAACATCATTCCGTCAGGAGAGTTGGACAGCTACTTTGCGGACAACACTTACGGAGTCGCCCCCGCTTGCCTGTTTAACCTCAACTATCTTTCATTGTGCCGACAGGCACGCATAATCACACATAAGTGAGGTAATTCCATATGACTAACCGAAAAATCAGAGACTACCAGCGAAACCGCAAACTTAAAGGCATTGTTGATGCAAACTTCAAGACCTTTGCGACTGTGGCTATAGCTCTCAAACACCTGTTTCCACACGACTGGTACAACAAAACCATAACCGACTTTACATCATCATATGCCGAGTTTACAAAACATATGAACGACTATGATGCAGAAGCATACGATTTCCGCGTTGAAGATTTTTGCCGCAAGCTGAACATCAGTGACAGCGACACCTACGATATTATTTTCAGACTTAACGGCAAGCTTCCTGCTGAAATTTTTCTCGCGTTGCAAAACAACTTGAAATGTATGCTGATACATTTGCGCTTGAATTGCAGCATCGGCTCACAGAGATATGCAAAACTAATTGCATATCTAAAATCAGACGCCAAGATATGCGGACAAGCAGATCTTATAGCACTCGGCTTATCGTTCGACGATGAAATTGACTATCGTAAACTCAAATCCAAAACCGAGCAACCGACTTATTCCGACGGAATTAAAGCTCAGCAAGCACTGAAAGCACTGAAAGCATACCAAGACGAGGTGATTAAATGTCAGCAACAGCTTTCGAGCAAATCAAAGAACGACTTACCTGCGTCGAGTACGCACGCAGGATAGGTCTTGCAATAAACAAACCAGGTGACAGATGCGTATCCCCTTTGCGGTCATCAGCAAACAACAAGTCATCGTTCGTTGTCTACGACGACTATTACTATGACCACGGGGACTCCAAGGGCGGCGACGTTATCGATTTTTGCGCCAACTGTGAGTTCAACGGGAACCGAGCAGAGGCACTCCACAAGCTCGCAGATCTCACAGGAGTAACCCTCAACTATCAGACGGACAATTGGAAATCTGCACTCGATTCTCGCACAAAACTCGTTGAGAAGTGGCACTCTCAGCTGCGCCTAGAGGATATTGACTATCTGCATGGCCGTAACATCAACGATCAGACCATTAACCGCCTGAAAATCGGCTACACAGGCGAGGGCTATCGCGTAGAGCTCCCCGACAAAGTAGCCGAACACTATGCGGCTAATCGTATATGTATCCCATATTTCAAAAACGGATATATAGCTTCCTGGAACGCCCGTGCAACGTCGGATAAGCAGAAGGTCAAGTATCTCAAGCCACCAGCCTCAGACAACTCTGACCGAGCTGTCATCTGGGGTATGCACACACTTAATCGCACGTCGAACAACCTCCCTCTCGTTATCTGTGAGGGAGCGTTTGACGCTTTAAGCTATGAGCAGGAAAACTATCCGATACTAGCGACTATGGGCGGAGCTTTCAGCAAATCTAATCGTGAACAGCTTCCTGTGATAATCTCAGCCGCTAAGCAGTTCCCATACGTCCTGCTTAGTTTCGACACCGACGAGCCTGGCAAAAATTTCACTCTGAAGCTGGGCAAGCAACTATTCTCACACCGCATACTTTTCAAGGTAGCGGCTATCCCGCCTGCATTCAAGGACGTGTCAGAGTATTACTCGCACGGCTATCCGCTTGCAGATCTCGTTGACAATGCCACCCCAGGTGTCAATGAACTTGCCAAGCGACTTACGGACCGCGAGGAACTCAAGCAGTTCTGCCACGAAGCTGCACGCTGGGTAGCCAAGCCTGAGCTATCAGATTTATTCTCTGCTATCCGTGAGAACATCTCAATATACCGCCCTGAGATGTCAAGCGACTATCTCAACGAACTACGAAAGTCCTGCTTCGCATCCCCTAACGAGGATATCATAGCAAAATACGTTGCCAAGCGACATAATCTCAGATATCTTGCCAACGTGGGCTTCTACGAATACTCGCATGGCTACTGGCAAGCTCTCGATGATGATGTCATCGGCGGCTACATATCCCGTGAGCTGGGTTCATATCGCACAGGCAGCAAGCTCACATCAATCACAAAGCTTCTCCGCACCGACTGTATCACGCAGGAGCAGTTTAATAAGCAACCTCTCCTGAGCTTCATCAACGGCACGCTAGACCTCAGAGACCTCACATTTCGTGAGCACTCCCCGTCTGATATGCTCACGGTACAGTTCAATTTTCCATATGTCCCCGGTACAACGTCTGAACGCTGGAACAAATTCATATACGACGTTTCAGCCGGTGACGCCAAACGTATGTCCCTCTTGCAGGAGATAGCAGGATATATTCTCTATACAGATTGCTCCTTGCAGTCATGTGCTTTTCTTCTCGGTGAGGGCTCAAACGGCAAGTCCGTGTATATTGAAACCCTGCAATCCATTTTCCCGAAAGATGCTCAAACGACTTTCGAGCTGTCAGGCCTTGTTGAGGACTTCAAGCGCATTAAGCTGATGAATTCTCTCGTCAACTTCGGTGAGGAAACCAATACGGACGTTAAGGGTGCAGAGTCCGTCTTCAAGCAAGTCGTTGCAGGCGGTGCGATCTCAGGCTGTTTCAAACATAAGGACTTTGTGGACTTTATTCCACGAACGAAATTTATCTTTGCGTGCAACAATATTCCGCACTTTAAGGACTTCTCATATGGCCTTGAACGTCGTATGCTGTTCGTTAAATTCTCACGCCGCTTTGTGGACGAGCCAGACCCCGGCAAGCCGAACGAAATGAAAGCTGACCGCACTCTCAAGGACAAGCTCCTTGAAGACAAGCCTGCGATTTTCAATTGGATACTCGAAGGCTATAACCGCCTCAGGCAAACCAGCGCATTCACTGTAACGGACGACTCTGAGGACCTCAAACAATCCTTCCGTGAGGTTATCAACCCTGTTTCGGAGTTTGTTTCCGAAGAGCCGTATGCTGAGTTTTTTAATACTCAAAGCACCGACTATATCAGCAACACAAAGCTGTATCAGTTTTACCGCACATGGTGTGAAGAAACAGGTCATCACGCCAAAGCACTTTCGTCATTCAGCAGAGAGTTTAAGCGACTTACCGAAGATAAGTTAATTGCCGTGCGCAGAACGAAAGAGCGAGGCTATCAACTCAAGGATTCTCAGCTCAAGGATTCTCAGCAGAAAGTCAGCATCTTTAATGGCGACGGCTTTGATGAACTTCTCTGACCGCCCATGACAGCCGCCTATGACAGATGTATCTGCGCAATCCGACATGTTATCCGTCATAATCCGTCATGGGCTCTCGCTTGTTAACAATTAATTCACAAAACGCACGTTTGTTCTTGCTTATGACAGATATAAAACCACATCTGTCATGGGTAATCCGTCATCTGTCATAGTCCCTATATTCCTAGCTTTGCGGGGTGCTTATGACAGCATGACAGATACTTTTAACAAAGTACAAATATTAATAAATATAAATACATATAGAAAAAACGAAATTTTGTCATAAAGTCATGTCATTCCGTCATATCCGTCATAAGGAGGTTTTATAATGTCCAATTACGCCGATTATCTCAGCTGCATTTCAGACCCGCATATCTATGCTGTGATGAAATGTATTTACGTTCAAAAGCTCACGCAGGAACAAACTGCCGAGCAACTTTGTGTCTCTCCCTCGACTGTCTATCGCGTTCACAAGGTAGGCTGTCGCACAATCAATGAAATTATCCAAGGAGGTGTTCAGAATGGCAAATGATGTTGTAAAAGGCAGAGGCGGTAAAAATAACTTCGGTGTTTCAAATAAAACTGCTCTTGCAAAAGATAGCGCTTTTGTCGGTAAGTTGGTCAACGAAGTTTACATTGCTTACAAACAGCCAAAAGTAAAGTCAAATGCAGAACTTGCAGATAGACTCGATAAGTATTTTAAACACTGTGCTGAAAATAATATCGTTCCTACCGTTGAGGAAATGTGCCTGTTCACTGGCTACTCAATCCAGACTGTCTGGGATTGGGAAAAAGGCAGAACACACCCGTTTGACGAGGGGGAGTTGAACGTTTCGACGTCAGAAATAATAAAAAATGCCAAGAGTTTTATGCGTGCTTTTGACGCAAAATTGGTGCAAGCAGGCAAGCTCAATCCTGTGACTTACATCTTCCGCGCAAAGAACTACTACGGCATGACCGACAAACAGGAAGTTGAGGTCACAAAGACCAACCAGCTAGGCGACAATCTGACCGATGACGAGCTTGCAAAGAAGCTCATGAAAGAAACTGAGGTCATAGACGTTGAAGCTTCGGAAGCTGAGGAATAGCAAGCGACTATCACTCACGCACTGAGCGACTATCGAGCGACTATCGAGCGACTATCAAGCGACTATGAAACGCACACGGAAACGTAAAAATTTTCACACGCAATAGTCGAAATAAATATGAACAGAAAATCGGCAAGAAAACAGCCGAAAACACGCCGCCTGAGGGGTTGACCTTTGGGCGGCGGTGATTTTATCGAAAAATCATGCACGCGCCACAAGACGGCTAGTAAGCCCCGTATGACGTTTTAGCATTTAGTGCAGTAGTTTTATAGGCGACACGCTAGAACGTCATAGGACACACGCTAGGCACATTGTAGAACGTCATAATAATAACGATACTGTGAAGATATCACCGACAAGCCCCCTAGCACGTCGCAAGAGCTGTCGGACAGCGTTGAGCGGTAAAGATATAGGGGCGTGATATCGGACCACATAGGCGGGCGAATAGGTGGCAAGGGACGGAATAGAACAACAACGCCCGCCCCACGATCAGCGGAGCAGGCAAAAAAGCCCACCAAAGCCGGAGCCTTGGCGGGTGAAAATATAGGGGGCTGATATCGTCAACCCCCTAGAACGATTATTTATAACGCTTCGCCGTTCTGATAACCACCAGAACGGGGAGCAGAAGCAGAGCTATTATTAGCATGCGGTCACCGCCTCGCCCTGGTGCGTGATGTCCATTTCACGCATACGAATGCATTCGGCAACCAGTTCATTGATATTATCCTGTGTCCATTCACGCAGATAATCAAAATTAATAACGCGTCTGTTGCCATCATCTGATAGTTTTTCAGTGATGTTATACAGTCCCCAGCAGTTGCCGTTGATGTCGTAGTAGTATGTTTCAACGGCGATATGTGTTGGCAGCATGGTTTTTATAAAACCCGCCTTGCGCCATACCCGCATATTGTCATGTGGGTTGTTTAAATCGTGGTCACATCGTGTGACCTCAACGGCGAAGCGATCACCGACGCGGTATAATATCCGGCGATCATCGACGATTGTTTCAACGTCGGTGACAAATTGCATATAGTGGTTTATGATCTGCTGTTCAATTGTTAACGGTGTTACATATCCTTTGGCTGTCCACGCATTGGCTACCTCGCCAGGTTGTAACGGCTCATAGCCAAGATATGCGGCTGTTCCTGCTCTTCTTGGTTCAAGACCCTTTGTTCTTGCGTCGTCCTCTGTTTTTTTCGTCCAGATGTAATTGATGTTTTTCATAGTGTTGTACCTCCTGCTATTCATTAATCGTGTAGCTGTATGGTTTGCCGTCCTCGGCTCTGCGTGCGGCGCATATTGGGATGCCGTGCATATTCGTTATTAACACGCTGTCTCCGCCGAGGTTCTGCAGGTGTTTCGCTGCGTTTCTGCTGGTGCTGATGATCGTGTTTCTGTAACCGTAGTGTACTAGATAGTTTTTCATGTTTTACCTCCTGCCCTGTGGGCTGTCTTGCTGTGGTTTTTGTTTCTGTTATTATAATATCAGATATTTCTGATATTGTCAACCCTTTTTAATCAGTTTTTTCTGATATTTTTTAACTTTGTTGAATATGTACAAAAAATCAAAAGATATTGCACACATTTGCACAAACAAGATCGTAGAAAACAGCCGCTATTATTATATATACCTTTATAAACGGAAAAATGACCCACCCCCGGGGGTCTTACAGGACGGACCCAACCCCTTCACTCAACCCCCCGACTAGAAAAAATATAAAAAAAGGGGTTGACACAAACAGATATATCTGATATAATATAAGCAACAAAGTAACGGAGGTAGTAACAATGAACATTTGCAAAATAATCGCCAGCGTCATGGCAGACACGAAGACGACGCAAAAATCGCTATTGCTCAAAATCAATGCACTTGCCGGCAAGCAGGTGATAAAGTCACAATCGGTTGTTTCCGAAAGGTTGAAAAACAAGAACATTGGCGTTGATAAAGCATTTGAAATGTTAGACGCAATGGGCTATGAAATAATCATACAGCCAAAAAGCACGCGTGGCAAAAGAGCAACGGGATCATATGTGATAACAAAAGAGGATGAGCAGGAAGAAGAATAATGAATGGAGAAACAGCAGGTCAGGCAGGGTGAACAGCAGTAAGCATAAAGGGTGATGTGCAATGGTATACGGATATGCAAGAGTCAGCTCTGTAGGTCAGATAGACGGAAACAGCTTTGAAGACCAAGAGAAGCTGATAAAAAGCAACCATCCAGATGCAGAAATACATCTGGAACAGGGGTCAGGCGCAAAAGAGCGTAAAGTGTTGAATGAAATAATGGATAAAGCAGTTTCAGGTGACACGATAGTGGTTACAAAGCTTGACCGCTTCTGCAGGTCAACAGCGTTAGGGCTGGAATATATCGAGCGTATGAGAGCGAAAGGTGTTAAGATACACATACTCAACATGGGTCTGATAGAAAACACACCAATAGGCAAACTAATTATCACAAACCTATTGGCATTTGCCGAGTTTGAGAGAGCAATGATACTAGAAAGGACACAATCAGGCAAAGCCATTGCGCGGCAAAAAGAGGGCTACCAGGAAGGCAGACCGAAAACTGTAAACATACCTGATGAGGTAAAGCAAAAGGTCGATAGCGGAGAAATGACAGTAGCCGCCGCCTGCCGTGAACTTGGCATAAGCCGTTCAACGTGGTATAATGAAATGAGAGCAGCAAGATAACAGCAGGATGATAATAGCAGAACGATAATAAAAAAATAGAGCGTGCCAAGTGCCGAGTGCCAAGTGCCACATAGCTGACGATGAAAGGAGGCTAATTGTGTGGCACTATTTTTATGCCATGCAGAAAAAGTATGATAGATCTGACAGTAGTAGGCAACAGAGCATTAAGCAAAGAAGATATGTTTAAGCTTGCCCAAAAACAGGCAAATGGCGAGTTGAAAACAGAACAGCTCCTGCTAGAAACGTTAAAGGTTCAGGACGAAAAGAAGAAGCCGATGATAAAGGCGGCAAAGCATAGCTATGAGAGAGCAATGAGAAAAACAAGTGAACTTGCAAAAGCAGGCAAAGCAAAACTCGCGAAAGAGTGGTATGACCTCGCTCACAAATTCGTGCTGTGGGCAGGCGACAGCGATTTTGACGCATATATGCTGGCTTCGGAATGGAACAGAGAACCAAGCGCTAAGTTCTGGGCACCAAGGAGAGCTGTTCTTGAGGGCAAGCACAAGTTGGCAACGCAGATACAAGAGTTCATAGATGATGAGGACGCCCTGTTTCTGAGCTTGAGCACGCCCCCAGGTGCAGGCAAGAGTACGCTTATAAAGTTCCTGCTGTCATACATTGCAGGACTGTTTCCGCAGTCTGCGAACATATACACGTCATACTCAGACGGAATGTCAAAAATGATGTATGACAGTGTGGTATCAATGTTAACGGACACAAGTGAATATGGGCACAACGATATATTCGACAATGGTATGCCTACACTGAGTGCAGAGTACAACACTATATCATACAGGAAGAAAGGTGACTTCCCTACTATCGGAGTTATCTCCCTGGGCGGTTCGGTAACAGGCCGAACGAGAGCAAATAAGTTCATGATAACAGATGACCTCGTAAAAAATGCGGAAGTGGCAAGAAACCCGCAAAGGCTTGAAACGCTGTGGCAGGATTACAGAGATACGCTGACAACCCGACAGATAGGCGATAATGTAAAGCAAATAATGCTCGGTACGATATGGAGCTTGCATGACCCTATCAGCCGAATGCGAACTGATCATGAGGGAGATCCGCGATATAGATTTATTGCGATACCCGTATGTGATGATAACGGCCATAGCAATTTCAATTACAACTGTGCGGACAGGTACACTGATAAAAAAATACGTGACATAAAAACAGACATAGATAATGTCACATTTAGTTGCCTGTATATGCAGCAACCTATGGAACGTGAAGGTCTGCTCTTCCATAAGGACGAAATGAACTGGTATAACGGAACACTGCCTGACGGATCTGCAAGAAGAATAGCTGTGTGTGATGTGGCGTGGGGCGGTGACTATCTGGCAATGCCGATAGGATATCTGTATGAGGATGGAAGTTTGTTTTTGCAAGACGTGGTGTTCAGCAAGGGCGATAAAAAAATCACACAGCCAATGGTTGTGGCAAAGAGCATACAACATCAGATACATCAAGAGAGGTTTGAAGGTAATAACGGCGGAGATGAATATGCGAATGAGATAGATAAACAGCTGAGAGCACAGAACGTCCACATAAATATCAGCAGTAAACGTGCGTCGACAGCACAGAGCAAGCTCAGCCGAATATTGCAGTATGCGCCAGATATAAAGCAGGTGTATTATCGCAATGATAACGGCAGAGGTGAGATGTACGATAAATTTCTTGAAAACCTGTTTGCATTTAATCAGAGCGGTAAAAACGCACATGATGACGCCCCCGACAGCATGGCACAGCTGTGTGCGTTTGCAACAAATGGAGTAGGCGCAAGTGTGGAAATTATCAAGAGGATTATATAGGGGGCAGACATTGAAAGCAAAAGTGAGTTGTGCAACATGAACAAAAATGTTGAAAAATATTTTACATAGTGTGAAGTGGAAAAAGTTGAAAAGTAGTATTATAATTAGCTTGTCAGGAGGGATAGGTAATGGATAATAGGCGCATACATAATAGGCGCATAGATGTATATTGTCCGAGCTGTGCGGCGGCAGGCATAAAGCGAAAGCTTATGGAAGTCGATAATGACGCAAAGGGCATTATCTATCCATACTGCAAGGGCTGCAAGAAAAACGTTGCAGTTAAATTGCCCATAAGTGCTGAAAAGCACCTCCGTTAAGTTAATTTACGGGGCGAAAGCCCCGTATGTTCCGCAAAGTCAGGGTGGGTGCAATTCCCACACGGAACTCCAAGCCTGTTATACAGTTCGTAGACCGAGAACGTAAAATATCGGTATCGTATAACTTAAAAACCTGCACACTTTGGCTGTGTGTCGCTGGGTAGAATAGCCTAGGGTACTTTTTTACAATGAATTTATTTTCCTTAAAGCTAAATTCATTTCGTTCGCTGGAACGAAATCCAGCCCAACGGGTTAATGCTTAATCCCGTATCAAAAGGCATATCATTCCTTTACTCTGCCAACACTGATGAGTGTTCGGGCAGGATTGCAAAGCTGTATTGCAACAGGTACAGCTTTGAATTTGCAGGTTGAGAGTTCACGAGCTTAAAGCCTGCACCAGTGAAACTACTCCGCATAGTCATGAATATGTGTTGCTGTAAGTGTAATCGGAGTTAATGGCTTACAGGACAGCCTGACGTTAACGGGACCTAGCCGCAAGGGCTGAGCAGGCGGCGGCAAAAAATGCAGGTTGAGAGCGTGCCAGCTTGATATCTGCTCCATTTGGCAGCTGCTATCCTCTCCAGGTATCACCCACAAAGCAGTTGTCATGCAAGCTTGTCCAGGCTTGATCTCCTTTCTGTTTTTACAGCGGCGGTAACACGCCGCACATGTCGACTGACAGTGTGAGCCTGAAAGTCGGCACCATAAGAAACTTTACAACAAAATAACAAATTTTATTTACCTGAGTGCATAACGGGCTGACAACTCGCTCAGAAATCGACAACCGGAGGCGTCTTGTGTGTACGGATACGTTCACAAGGGGGGCTTATTAATAGCTGCGAGGCTATCAATGGAGAGAGCATTCTCAATCGAAGTCGGTTGTGCACATAAAATGTATAGTCAAAGGCTTTGCAAACTTGCCGTCAGAATAATAGACGGTCTCTGTGAGACAATAAGCCCATAAGCTGTGAGCTGGTGCTTGCAAGCCAATGTGGGTAATACCAAAACAATCTGATAATCACGTTGAAATAAGGCAAGAAGCAAGAAAGAGTAGCATAAATCGTGAAACAAAATTTGCTGAAAGTCATGTGAAATTTGCGGGCATTAATCTCGCGTAGGATACAAACGGGTAAGAAGCTTGTGGGTCGCTCCTGCAAGCTCAGCCTTATCCGCCTAGTGGCTGAATATGATTAGAATTTTATGTGTAAAGCGAAAGCTTGAATAGAATTTGTTATTTTGTTGTAAAGAGAATATTAAGTTTAAGTGCCAAGTGTTTAATTACCAAGTGCCTATTAGTTATCTAAAAAAGATAGCTGATAGGCACTTTTTTTGTTGCACGGAGGTGAAACAATACGGAATTACACGGCCGACGAAAAATCTTTCTGAATGAAAGAGATATTACAGAAGAAAACATTATTGAAATAGTTCGGAGAGCGGTCGCAACTCACGAATTGAACCGAGAAGAAATTGAGTATCTCCACAATTATCTACGTGGGAAGCAACCAATTTTAAATCGTGTCAAAGAGGTTAGGCCTGAGATTAATAATAAAATTGTTGAAAACCATGCATTGGAAATAAACAATTTCAAAGTCGGTTTTATCTTTGGTGAGCCTGTTCAATACGTCAAGCGTGGAAATTGCGAGCTTGACAATACAGAGAGTGATGCTCCATCGGATAATGGTGTGGCGGCTCTCAACGAGTATATGCAAGAGGACGATAAAGCTGCCAAGGACAGAGAGCTAGCTGAGTGGATAAATCAGTGTGGCGTGGGATATAGGCTCGTACTTCCTTCTGATGTGGACGAAGATGTTCCGTTTGAAACGTATATACTTGACCCTAGAAACACGTTTGTTATCTACAGTAATGACTATAAACGAAAGCCTGTTATCGGTGTGACATACTCCAGCTACAGATTTGCAAACGCAGATATAACTAGCTACAGGTCATTTGACATTTACACCGATGAGTGGTATTGGCGTATCGACTTCAAAAACGGCGAAGGCATTGTGGCAAAATCACAGCCGAACAACATTGGCTATATTCCGATTATCGAGTATGAAAATAACCCTGAACGTTTAGGCTCATTTGAGACAGTTATAACACTTTGTGATGCTATAAACAACATTGACAGTAATGACATTGACGGAATTGAGCAGATAATACAGGCGTTTACATGGTTTGACAACATAGATATCGACAAAAAACAGTTGCAAGAGCTCAAAGAGCTTGGCGCAATAAAAACCCGTTCGCAAGAAGGACGTCAAGCGTCAATAAAAAATATCGAAACAAAGCTCGATATTTCGCAGACTCAGGTAGCTAAAGATGACCTATATGACCGAATGCTTACTATTGCGAGTGTACCTGATCGCCGAGCAAGTGCAGGTGGCAACACGGGTCAAGCACTGATAATCGGTGAAGGCTGGGTAATGGCTGAAAGTGCTGCCAAAGCTTTTGAATTGATGTTTGTAAAGCCTGAAAAGCAGTTTTTAAGAGTTGTTCTGAAAATCTGCAAGAACACTCGAAACTGCAAGCAGGAAGTCAAAGATATTAAGCTTCACGATATTGATGTGAAGTTTACAAGAAACAAGACTGACAACTTGCTCACCAAGACACAAGGCCTGATGAATATGTTGCAGGCAGGCATTCACCCAAGAATAGCTATTTTGCACTGCGGATTGTTCTCTGACCCTGAACAGGTTTATCAGGATAGCAAACCATACTTAGAAGCAACAACACAGCAACAGCAAGATACGGGTAATTTTGCCGTAAATACCACTGTAGCTGATGAAATGCTCAAGGCTATAGGAGCTATGGACAACAACGGCGGTGATAACAGTGGCAACGCTTAAATTTGATGAGCTTAACGTGCTGTGGTTTAACAAAATGGAGTTGTCAACCGCTGAAAAGCTATTGCGAATAGAAATGGCGGCGGTGTTTGAGCGAGAGCTCAATAAGATATTTTCCTCACAGCGTGAGCGTGCTGACAGCGACAAATATCTGCTATATGCAACAGTGTATGCAACGATAATGTCTAGCACGTACATCGAGATTACAAACAATTATTTTTTAAAGTATGTTCTGAACATAGCAAGCAATGTAAAGGGGCTATCGGAATATTCCCAAAAATGGATTGTTAAGCACTCGGAACAGTTTGCAAAGGAAATTCAGCAGACAACCCAAAGGCTTATTGAAAGTGGTGATTATGACAACGCATTTTCGGTAAGCCGAGCTAGGACTATATCACGCACAGAAATCAATGCTCTGTGCGAATGTGCAACCTTAGAGGGATATTATCAAAGCGGTTACACAAAGAAGATGTGGGTATCGTTTAAGGACAACAAGGTCCGAGATACACACAAAGTCGCAGACGGACAAGTCAGGAGCTTGTTTGAACCATTTGACATTGGCAACAGCCAGCTGATGTTTCCACAAGATAGTTCGCTGGGAGCATCGGCAAAAGAAATCGTTAATTGCAGGTGTGTTATGCAACCTGTGAAATAAATTGTAGCTGTGCGTTAAACAGCAAACGTCAAGCCGAGCAACCGGCGTTAATAAGCGTAGACGTAGAAAAGGAGTGTTTCTTATGACAAGAGAAGACGTAAAGGGTATTTTCCCAAACGCAACAGATGAGGAAATCACAGCATTTCTGAACAAACACAATGATGAAGTCACAGCAGCCAAGTCCAGCGGTGTAAAAGCTGACGAGCTTGCGACACTCAGAGATAAGGCAAAGAAATATGATGACTATGAAGCCGAAAAGCTGACGGCTGAGCAGAAATTGAAAAAACTCACTGATGAAGCTGAGGCGGCTAAGATCACCAACCTGAAAATGTTGAACAAGACTAAAGCTGTTGCGGAGTTCGTAAACTGTGGCCTTAAAGAGGACGATTACAAGGGATTTATCGACAGCATTGTTTCAGACAATGAAGAAACTACAGTTAATTCTGCAAAGTCCATTGCTGCAATGCTCACATCTCAGAAGAAAGCTGTTGAAGATAAGCTTAAAGAAGACGGTCTAAAGAATACTCCAAAGCCTCAGGGAGCAGGCGGAAACGACGGACGTACATCTGCTGAAAAGATAGCTGAGAAATTGGCTACAGACAGAGCAACCATTGCTAAAACTGCGGCGGAAGGTCTAAAAAAATACATATAGGAGGTAATTAAATGGCTAACATGATGAAGTCTACAGCCGTAATTGCAGATAAGACAATTCTCGCGAACGGCGAATTTTTGGCAAGACCATATACAATCAAGGCAAGCACTATCACAGCTGATAGCAACGGAAAGAAAATCGTAAAAGGTGGAACTCCATTTCCTGCAAACGATTCAACCGCTATCGGTCTTCTGCTCGACACAGTTGACGTAACCGACGGCGATAAGACAGTAGCTCTTGTGTATGCAGGAACAGTTTCAACCGCTAAGCTGGCAGCTAACGGCGTAACAGTACAGACAGCGGCTAAGACAGCACTGCCAAGAATCACATTTTTTTGAATAAGGGAGGCAATACATAATGCAGAATTTTTCAGATGTTTTCACAGCTAAAGCATTTGCTATGTACTGGACAAAGTACATCGAGCAGGCAAATACAGAAGGCTATCTGGGAACTTCCCTGTTCCCACCTGTAAAGAAAAAGGGTATCGATATAAAGTGGATTAAGGGTAGGTCAGACCTGCCTGTGACACTCAGACAGAGCGCGTTTGACGCTGTAGCACATGTCAGAGATAGAATTGGCGTAACTGCAATTCAGACAGAAATGCCATTCTTCCGTGACAGCTTCATCGTTAAGGAAAGTGACAGACAGGAAATCTTAAGAGCACAGGACAGCAATGATCCATATGTACAGCCTGTACTCGACAACATCTACAACGATGCCAAGAACCTTACCAATGGTGCAAATGTTGTTCCAGAGAGAATGATCATGCAGCTTCTCTCACCGGCTGACGGCTCACCTAAGATTGAGATATCAGACGGCGCAAAGGTAAGTTGTCTGTATGAGTATGACGTTGACGGCTCATTCAAGACAAACAATTTCAAGGCCCTCACAGGTACAGCTGCATGGACAGACCATAAGAATTCAAACCCTGTACAGGACATTCTTGACGCAAAGGAAGCCGTTTATGAGCTTACAGGAAATGTTCCTGCAATCGCCCTGATGTCAAAGAAGACACTCAAAGATATCAGGGAGAATGAGAACGTCAAGGCATATATCGTTGCCAAAGCTCAGGCAGCAGGCGGCGTTATTCTCGTAACAGACAAGCTCGTAAAGGAGTACATCTCTGAGGAAACTGAGCTCACCGTCGTTGTAAACAACAAGTCATTTATTGACGAAAGTGGCACAGCAAAGAGATTTTATCCAGATGATATGGTAACGCTTCTCCCTGCACAGCCACTTGGCTCAACAGTTTATGGTACATCACCTGAAGAGGCTGACCTCATGGCTGACGGCAAGGCAGATGTTGCTATCGTAAATACAGGCGTTGCAATCGCAACAATCAAGCAGGAACACCCTGTTAATGTAAGAGTGCTTGCAAGCGAAATCGTTCTGCCGTCATTTGAGGGCATGGATAACGTTTATGTTATCAACACAAATGCCAAAATCGGTGAACTTACAGTAAATTCTGTTGCTGGCACAAGTGCATCAGGCAAGACAAAGGTAACAGTATCACCATCTCTGTCAGCAGGCAACTCCTACAAGTATAAGACAGCATCGAGCGTAACGGTTCCTGAGGTTGGTGCAGAATGCAAGTCGGGCTACACTGCATGGGACGGAGTATCCGAGATCACCGCAACAACAGGCAATAAGATACTCATCGTTGAGGTAGATGCAAACAACAAGGCTGTAAAGGCTGGTTCAGCTACAGTAGCGTCTAAGGCATAAAAGGAGAGTGCAAAATGGATATGATTGAGCTGTTTAAGGCAAGCGTTCCTGAGGAAAATTCCGAGGAATTGATTATGCAGTATTTAGACACTGCTCAATCAATTATCCTTGCACATCGCTTCCCTTTCGGCACAGACCGCGCAGAGGTTGAGCCACAGTACAAAGGCTTACAGTTGAGAATTGCCATAGACCTATACAATAAGCGTGGAGCTGAGGGCGAAAAGGCACACTCTGAAAACGGAGTAAGCCGTACATATGAAAGCTCGTGGGTATCTCAACAATTGCTTGACGAAATCGTTCCGAAAGCTGAGGTATTGTGATGAGAAACCTAATGCGAAACGTTACAAAAATAAGCTATAAGCTGTATTTAGGTGAACAAAATTTACTTGATGATGACGGCTATAGGACAGGTGAAAGAAGCATAAGTTACTCAGATTTTAGCGAGTGCTATATGTCGATATCAGGCAATAAAAGCGACAGCGAAATGTCACAGTTTGGTCGAAACCTGGACTATGATAGAACAATGTCAACCGCAGATATGAAGTGCGAAATTGATGAACACTCACTGCTGTGGATAGATATTGACGTCAATGGTCCTCACAATTTCATTGTAAAAAAACGCTCTGTTACGCCAAATCAAATACAGTTTGCCATAAAACAGGTGAATGTCAATGAGGAAGATAGCGTTTAATCTGTCAGAAGATAGCTTGACAAAAGCCGTTGAGCAAATGAAAGCATATAAAGCTGAGATACACAAAAAAGCTCAATTACTTGTAGAACATCTGACAGACTATGGGTTAACGATATGCAGAGCAAAAGTCATTGAAATGGATATCCCTGATACAGGACATTTGCTCAGCCAGGTTGACGGCTACTATAGCCCATTGCTTAATGCTGGCTTTATTTTCTGTGACTGTGATTATGCAGTGTTCGTTGAATTTGGAACAGGTGTAAAAGGTGCGTCACAGCCATATGTAGGACAAGCCATAAGCGAATGTGGCTATCAATATATGGGTGGAACACATTATATCACGACGCAAGACGGACGTATAGGCTGGTTTTATCCTGCTGATGACGGAACGTGGAAGTTTACACAGGGTATGCCAAGCAGGCCATTTATGTACGAAACAGGGCTGGAAATGCGAAATGCTCTTGACAACATTATTAAGGAGGTTTTTAAGTGATTGACATTGAAAACAAGGTGTTTGACACAGTGTCGAAAGCACTTGAAAAAGCCTTCAAGGGTATATCTGTCAGCAGCATAAACACAGATAAACCCGCAACATTTCCGTATGTATCAATCGTGGAAACAAGCAACTCGGTTGATCCTGCGTACATAGACAGCGGCAGAATTGAGAACGCAAGCAATCTACTGTACACAGTGAATGTTTATAGCAATCTCGCCAAAGGCAAGAAAACGCAAGCAAAAAAAATCAGAAACCTTGTGTCAGACGAGTTCGATAAAATCGGCATGATGAGAACATTCTGCCAACCTATCGAAAATCTATCTGACACATCAATATATCGTATCACAATGCGTTTCGAGTGCAAAGTCGATACGGACGAAATAATTTATAGGAGGTAATGAAATTGGAACACGCAACGATCGATACATATCTCGAATACAAAGAAGGCAGCATGAGCGGATTTGAGATACTGAGTGACATTACATCATATCCAGATCTGTTTACCGCCCCTGAAAAGTTGGATATTTCTGACTTGTCAAGCAGACAGAAAAAATATGCTGAAGGTATGACAGATGTTCCTGACTATACATTTGGAGCAAATTATGTCAAAGTTACCTATGACAAAGTCAAGAAACTTGAGGGCAAAACTGATATCGAGTTTAGGCTTCTTTTTGGCAAAACAGGCCAGTATGGTGCTTGGGGCTGGACAGGCTCAATTTTTGCAAATGTTAAGGGCGGCGAAGTCGGTGGCAAGAGAGAAATGGAACTCACTTCTTATGTACAGTCAGATGTAACACCTATAACAGTTTCAGATACATAATTTTTAGGAGGATAAAACAATGGCAAAGACAATCAACTTCAATTACGAAGGTCAGCATTACGTTCTTGAATTTTCCAGAAGAACAGTAAGACAAATGGAAAATAACGGCTTCACTCTGAATGATCTCTCAGACAAGCCAATGAACACTCTGAACGAGCTTTTTGCAGGTGCTTTCAAGAAAAATCACCGCAACGTAAAGCCTGAACAGATTGACAAGATGCAGGCTCTTTTCGCTGATAAGGACAAGCTTATAGAGACTCTGTTCTCAATGTACAGCGAAACTATCGAGACACTGACAACAAATGACCCTGCTGAGGATAGGGAAAATTTGATAACCTGGAGCGTTGGAGAGTAGACAACGTTCCGAAAGAGCAAACATATACTCAAACATTTCTAAAAGCTTTGCCATTGTATTTATCCATAGGCATGACTGCCAAAGAGTTTTGGGAAGGTGACTGCTGTTTGGCAGTTGCCTTTCGCAAAGCTGATGAGATGACACAAAAAGCAAAGAGAGAAAAGGACAATTTCAATGCATGGCTAACGGGACTATATGTTCAAGAAGCTATCGCAAGTTGTTTTTCAAAAGACGGCAAATATCCCGATAAACCGCATGACATTTTCAAAGCCGACAAGGATAATGAAAAAACGTATGATGACATCATGCGAGAAAATGCGGAGAATTTCAGAAAATTTGCAGAAGCATTTAATAAAGGAAGGGTGGCAAATAAGGGCAATTAAACAGACTTATTGCCACCCTTATTTTTTATATAGGAGGTGAAAAAGTATGGGATTAGACATCGATAAGCTTAGTTTGAAAGTAGAAGCTTCGTCCGATAACGCTGAAAAAAAACTCGATAGGCTGATTGTTAGGCTCGAAACGCTAAAAAAGTCAGTAGGCAAACTTTCGGGGCTTGACAAACTTTCCAAAAAGCTCAACAAAATAGCGGCAAGTGCCAACGCTATATCAGGTGTGGATAAGCTTGCAAAGCTTGTTGAAAGCGTTTCAAAACTCTCTCAGATAAAGTCTCCGAATGTTACAAAGACCGTGAACAGCATCAAAAAGATCTCTGAGGCGTGTAATGCAGTAAGCGGCATGAGTAACGTAAGCGTGCTTAAAGAGAATATAACGGCTATTACAGAGGCGTGTAAGCCAATGCAGGAAATGGGTAAGAATAATCTTTCGCCATTCCTTAACAGTTTGAAAAAGATACCTGATATCACAAAGTCGCTTGACACAGAGAAAATCAATGAGTTCGCAACGAGAATACGCCAACTTACCACCGCTATAGAGCCATTGACAACGCAGGTTTCAAAGGCGGAAAACGGACTTGTTGCACTTAATGGCATTATGAAGAGTTCAATTGCGAGAAATGGAAACCTTGCATCTGCAAATGCCGCAACTGTAAAATCCTATACCAGTTTGTCCTCAATTTTTAAGGACGCAAGAATAAGAGCCGCCGCACTTTACGTCACAGTCAATAGGGCTGTAGATGCACTCGCCGACTGCTTACAATCGTCAAACGAGTATGTTGAAAACATCAACCTATTTACAGTAGCTATGGGCGATTATTCAGAAGAAGCATATAGGTATGCCGAAAAAGTAAATAGTCTGCTTGGCATTGATATTTCTGAGTGGATACGCTTTCAGGGCGTGTTCAAGCAGATAACAACAGGCTTTGGAGTTGCGGCTGAAAAGTCAAACATAATGTCCAAAAACCTGACGCAGATAGGCTATGATATAGCATCATTCTTCAACATCTCCATAGAAGACGCTATGCAGAAAGTTGAATCTGGCATCTCTGGAGAACTGGAACCGTTGCGCAGACTGGGTTATGCCCTTGACGCCGCAACACTTCAGCAGATAGCCTATGATAATGGCATTCAGCAGAACATCAACACCATGACGCAGGCTCAGAAGTCACAGCTGAGATACGTTGCTATTCTTCAGCAATCTACAAATGTTATGGGCGATATGGCAAGAACCATCGTCACGCCTGCGAACTCTATGAGAATTTTGCAGCAACAGTTTGAACAGCTCAAGAGAGCCATAGGCAACATTGTGAGCGTGTTTGCTGTGAAGATGATACCATATGTCCAAGTGTTTGTAAGACTGCTCACAGACGCCGCTAACGCCATTGCAAAGTGGTTAGGCTTTGAGCTGCCAACGATAGATTATTCTGAGGTTGGCAAAGGTCTAAGCAGTGTAACAGAGAACGCAGATGATGCAACAGAGTCTGTCAAGGAAACAAAGAAAGCACTGCTTGCACTCGCTAGCTTTGATGAGATAAATCAGCTCAATCTTGACAAGAACAACGGCAATGACAGCGGAGATACCACAGGCAACAAATATGATCTCGGCATTGATTTGCCTGAATATGACTTTCTTGCAGGACTTGACAAGCAGACGGACGCGCTTTACAAAAAAATCAAAGCTCAGCTGAAAGAACTCTACAATTGGCTCAAAAAGCACAAGGATATGATTAAAGTCATTGCAGGACTATTGGCAACAGTATGGGCAGTAAATAAAATTGCTAACCTGATTAACTGGGTGAAGAAGCTTAAAGGGGCGTTTGGAGCATTAAAAATTGTCAAAGATTGTACGAGTTGGCTATCAAAGCTTAAAGCGGTTGGAGTAGGAGCAATTTCAGGTATTGTCGGTGGTTTTGCAGGGTTTGATTTCTTCAAAAAGCTTGCGAAAGGCACGTTGGATTGGAACAGCGCACTTGTTGATACAGGCATAGCTGTTGGAGCTATTGCAGCGGCATTTGCAATCGGAGGGCCTATTGCAGGTGCAGTTGCTATAGTAGGAACGCTAACTGGTGCATTTATTGGTCTGTACAAAGGTGCAAGAGATGCCAAAATGGAAATAGTCGGACTTTCTGACAATGGCGGTACTAAAATATCTGAAATTGCGGAAGCATTTGGAGCTCAGTGTGACAAAATCATTGAAGCCAAAAAAGCTGTTTCTGAATATAAAGAAACAATCACAAGCAATCAAGACAAAATAGATCAAGCTGTTGGCAATTTGAACGATTTTGGAGACAGGCTAAGTGGACTTAAAGGAAAGCTTACAGACGCCGATAAAGAAAATATAACATCTGGGTTTGAAACAATAGCCACCGCTATCAAGGACAATATTGGTGCAGAAACACAAGGCATTATCGACAATTTTAAGTCTGCAATGGACGGATTACCTGATAATCTAAAAACAAACATACAAAGCAGTATCAGCGAGCTAAACGCTCTAAATTCTCAACTTTCAGGCAATGTTGACAAGGCACAACAATCCATAAACGATTATTATAATACTATATGGAATGGTGGCACGCCAACAGACGAGCAAACCGAGAATTTCAACAAAGCGACAAAATATTTTCTGTCAAAATCGGTTGAAACATCTGACGCATATAAGGAGTACAAGGAAAACTTATCAAAGATTGATTTATCCAAAATCGACTTTGAGGATTTTGATACGTTCAAAAGATCTATTCAAGACGTTCAGAACAATGCAAATTCAGCAATAACTGCAATAAGTAACGCAAAAAAAGACTCTCTTGATTATATCGAAAGCCTATACCAAGAGACGATAGAACAACATGATCTCGGTTGGGTATCTGATGCACAACTTGCACTTGCAAAAGAAACATTTGAAAATGCAAAAAAGAACATCAACGATAGTGCAGATGAACAGACAAAATCAGTTAAGGACGGACTTGGAAAGATTTTAGGTCAGGCACAGTCGCAATTAAACACAGCTATTGATGATCAAGCTCAGTTTTTTGCGCAGCAAGAAACTACGAATGTGTATGGCGATTATCTTCAGTGGACAGATGATGCTTGGAAGTATTTTAACGATAGCTATAGCAATAACATTAAAGAGCAAAAGAAAAATTTCAGTGATCAGCAAGATGTAATAAAGAAAGCTGCCAAAGATACAAAAGTAAACCTTGGCGAATATGTCAAGGCGCTTAGCCCGTCAAACATTGACCTCAATCATGCTGACATAGGCGGTTGGGGCAAGGTAATTGCCGCCAAAAAAGGTGCAAAAACAGGCGATTGGACTGATTACGGAAAAGAAATGGCCACACAGCTATCAAAGGGAATTGAATTGGGTACTGACGGCACTATTAAATCTGTAAAAGGAATGACCAGCAGTTTGCTCAATGAATTCACTTTGGGCGGCGAAAATTGTGTTGCAGGTTTTGCAAACGCTTTGTCCGACAAGGAAAAGAAAGCGTTCGCAGCTGCAAATGACCTCGGACTTAGCAGCTTGAAGTCATTAAAGCTTGCACTTGATGAGCATTCTCCGTCAAGAGAAACGCACCAAATCGGTGTCTTTTTCCTCCAAGGCTTCATGAACGGCATAAAATTGCTGTCAACGTTTATGAACACTTACGTGGCAAAAACAGCAAAATCAGCCGTCACAACATTTGATACAAATTCCGCGACAACCTCAATCGGTATCAAGTTTATAGACCGTTTTAAAAACGGAATTGACCTGAGGAAAAATAGCCTCATCAATGATATAGTTGACATTTTCAACACAATTCTCGACAAGGCAGATAGTTTCCACGTCCAGTTCTTCAATTCGTTCAATAGTGCGGTACCTGCAATACAGATAGCCTCAAATGGCATTCTTGCCGCTATGGGACAAGCTGTATCTATACCACAGATAAGCTATACAGCACCTGGATATCGTGTTCAGGGATATGCAAATGGCGGTTATCCTGCGACAGGTCAGCTATTTGTTGCAAGAGAAAACGGCACACCTGAAATGGTCGGTTCTATCGGTAGCAGAAACGCCGTTGCAAATAACGATCAGATCACCGCGGCAATCAGTCAAGCAGTATATCAGGCAGTGCGTGAGGCAAACCGAGATACTCAGAACAGCGGTAGCAGAAACAATGAAATGACAGTTAAAATCGTTCCTGACAAGAACAGCTTCGTAAAAGTTGCTGTTGACGGGATAAACGATACAACCAGACGGACAGGTAAAAGTCCGTTGCACTAAAGTGAGGTGGTGACACAATGCTAAAATTCGACGGCGTAGAAATGCCTGTACCTGCTGATTTGCAGGTACAGGACAACAAAATCTGGTCGGATAACACAGGACGTTCAGCAAACGGAATGTTTGTTGGTGATATGGTTTGCATAAAGAAAAAGTTAATCATATCGTGGGTACACCTCACAGGTGAGCAAGTCGCGCTGATAAATCAATACATTTCTAACGTAAGCAAACCGTTTTTCAGCGTGACATTTACAGATGAAACATTTGTTGAGCAAACGTGTACCATGTATGCAGGTGACACAAAATATGATGTGCTAAAGTGGGTCTCACCGATGAAGTATCTGAAAAATGTTGCAGTAGACCTAATCGAATGCTAGGAGGCGGTAAAATTGTATACAGTACAGAATGAACCCATCTCTCAGCGTATCGAGAGCTATTGCCGTACTTGGAGGTTGTGGATAGAGAATGCAGAGGGTGTTATATCAGGTGACAGCATTATGTCAGCTGATAGCTCCATGCAGGCAACAAGCCTTTCCGACGACATCGAGCTGGGTGCCGTGTGTTCGCAATCGTGGAACATGACCATAAGTGACACTGAAACAGCGTTTCTTGGTAAAGAGTATGACACATATCTGTATCTCGTAGACTACGAAACTAGCGGCATACTCGCAGGCGAAAAGATACCAATGGGACGTTTCACCTGCGTTAAGTCGAAAAAGTCGGGCGGCAGTGTTCAGCTGACAATGGCGGATAGGCTGTACTTCTCGGATAAGCCATATGTGCCGCATATCCCTATGCCAAACTGGAATAAAGCAGTCGAAGACGACATTTGCAGACAGCTTGGTTTGCAGAATGGAAATGATTATACGGAAGTCAGGTTACTGCGTGACAAGGACGGCAGACGGTTGATAGATAAGAACGGCAAGGTGCTGTACTCAAAGTATTTCTATTTCAAGGTCGGCTCATTGCTAAAGGACGTGACCATGCGCCAAATGTTGTCCTATCTGGCTTCTGCTCAGGGACAGTTCGGGTATGTTGACAGGTACGGAAAGTACGTCCGAAAGTGGTATGGCAAGAGCGTGAAAACATTGGATAACAACACAATAGACCTGCCAACACTGTCAGAAAGGCAGAACGTTATCGTGGGCATTATCTGCAAAGTCAGTGATGATGTAACGCTGTTGCTTGGTGTGACAGATACCACGCAAGGACGTGTGCTAGAGTTTGAAAATCCGTACATGACAGAGTCTTTGCTACAATCTCTGTGGCGCAGGATAGGAGGTTTTTCGTGGTACACCACTGAGCTGTACCACAGACTTGGTGACCCACGTTTCGACATAGGTGACGTGGTGACCTACACCAACGGCACAGACAATTATGATATACCGATAACAAATTTAGGATTTAACTTTGACGGAGGGCTTTCAGCAGACATTTCTGCGGTAGGTCTGAGCGTTGAAGAACAGCTTTAAGGGGGGGCGAGATAATGGCTGATGAAAATTTGACATTGGCGCAAGATATCACTGAGAATGACTATCCTATGCAACACGCAGGTGAGGAAATCGATGAGATACTGAGCCGAGCCGGCAAGATACACTATGGCACTGTGGAATACAAGATGACGAGAGCAAATGCGCTGATGCTGATACCGCTTGGACTGACTTTTGCGCCTAAGCAGGTCATAGCAACGCTACGGCAGACAGCCGCACCAACACCATATCAGAACTACTGTACCCACGTTAGTGGTTCGGGAAAGTCGTACTATCTGAACGTCTGCATGGGATCTAATAACGGGCCAACAGTGGAAAACGTGCCGACAGGAACATACTATGTTGATTACATTGCAATAGAGTAAAGAGGGGTGATTAAATGACGATAACATTAAATTCAGACTATGACGTAACACTAAGCACAGCCCTACTGGGCTATGTTGGTGAAACAAATGCTAGACCCGTGTCTGTCGAGGGCATGGAGATAGACGGCGCAGACCGCTATGTGTTGACTATAGATTACGGTGACGGCGTTCAGTATGAGGTCGATATCACAGGCGGCACATGGACACCTACAGCAGACATACTGCGTTCAGCGCAGACAGTTTCGTGTCAGATATGTGCAAAGAAGCTGTCAGGTAACGAATACATATTGGTGAAAAAATCACGCATATTCCGCCTGAGAATAGGTGCGGCTATCGGCGATAATGCAGTACCGTCACCTGATGTGGCGATAGACGCACTAGACCGTATAGATGCCATAGGCAGACAGGCGCACGCAGATATGCAGAAAGCCGTCACCGCCGCAGAAACGGCTACTACAGCGGCAGAAAACGCAAAAAAATCTGCCACAGCCGCAGAGAAATCAGCCGATACGGCAACGCAGGCGGCAAGCCGTGCGGAAACCGCAAAGACAGCGGCTGAAATGTCCGCAACACAGGCAGGCACCGCCATGCAGGGTGCCGAAACCGCACGTGCTGAGGCGGTCACAGCACAGAATAATGCTAAGGTATCCGCAGCCCAGGCGTCAACGTCAGCACAGCAGACTGAGGCTGATAAGACCATAACAGCAGGCTATGCTAAAACTGCCAAGACCTGCGCTGACAGCACTACGGCAGATAGACAGGCGGTGCAGACATTGGCAGAACAGGTGACAGCCGACAAAACTACAGTGGCAGACAATGCCGCTAAGGTAGCAGAAGACAGAACAGCCGCAGAGACTGCCGCACAGACAGCACAATCCATAGCTGACAGCCTGCCAGAAGATTATGTGACAGCTGTCGGAAAAATCGCTGAGAATACTGTTGAAATTTCTGCTGTAAAGTTAACGGACAAAGAACTGCAACGTAGGGTAAATGCGTTATATGATATGGGCAATGGTGTGACACACCAGTTTGAAACTGACAGTGAAACAGCATATCAGAAGACAGTGCCGACAGGTGGTAAGCTGATGAGCGTGAAGTCAATAGGCGGTAGGTCGATTGTGTTTAACCAGCTGATACCTGACAGCATAATTCATGTTACAGTAACGATTGACGAAGATGTTACCGAGGATAAGTGGATTAGCCGTATCGAAGCTGACACGTCAAATATAATTAGCGCACATGGTCATAAGGTATTGGGGAAATGCGTAAAAGACGCAAGCAACCCAACTGCAAATGTTGTAGTGCGTTTTGGCGATAACAATGCCAATATTTCAAACGGATATGAATCAGAACATTCCACTGAAAAGGGAATATACACCCTGCAATCTAGCGTTAAAAATGGTGCCCTGTATTATCGTGCATTTGCAGGCGCAACCGCAGGCACATACAAATTTACACTGCAATTGTTTGACCTCACCCTCATGTTCGGATCAGGCAACGAACCTAGCACAGTGGAAGAATTTGAGAAAATGTTCCCTGCCGATTATTATCCGTATAATGCTGGGGAGATTGTCAGTGCAGGAGTGACAGAGGTCGCTGTGGGTGATAGCACCTACCCTATCCCCGAAGCAATCCGCAATCTGCCTGGCTACGGCTGGAGTGCAGGAACGGCACGAAATTACGTTGATTACGAAAATAAACGATACGTTCAATGTGTTGGCAGCGTAGATTTGGGAACGCTGACGTGGATGAAAACATCTAGTCAATCAGTAGGAGATTATTTCTATGCGCCAGTTTCCGCAATTGGGTTTAAAAGATTAGGTGCGTTCGGAATAACTGTTCATAATATACTGTGCAGTAAATATATAACAGTTGCTAGAAATCCAAATGCATTTGTCGATAAAACAATTGTGCTAGACGGAGACAGTATCGCAGTTTCACAAATTCAGGTCAAGGACACCGCCTACACCGACGCTACCGCATTCAAACAGGCTATGTCAGGTGTAATGCTGTACTACGAACTAGCGAACCCAATCGTAACCGATATATCATCGTTAATACCCGATGATTTCCTGCGGAACATCGAGGTCGAAGCAGGTGGTTCAGTGACATTCAAAAACAGCAACGACAGCTATCGCATACCAGTGCCGAATGAAGAAGAATATATTGTGAAACTATCAGAAGTGGGAGGTACAACATGACGGATTTACAAAAGAAAATGGCTGAAAAACTAGGGTTGACCCCTGATGATTTTCAGCCGAAAAAAGCCACAAAGGTGGACGAGCTAGAAGCACAGGTGCTATACACCGCACTGATGACCGATACACTGATTGAGGAGAGTGACGACAATGTATAGAAAAGTCAAACGTTTGTACGATTTAGGGTTGTACACCGCTGAGCAGGTCAAAGACTTTGCCGACAGGGGGAAGATAACCCCTGAGCAGTACGAGGAAATCACTGGAGAGAAATATGAAAGCGAGGTAGTAAAGTGAAGTACATAATTATGCTGATGATCGTGATAGGTCTTGCGTTGGCTGATTTTGCCACAGGCTGGATAAAGGCCTATTGCAAAGGCGACGTTAGGTCGTCAAAAATGCGCAAAGGCGGTCTGAACAAGCTGGCTGAGATAATTGTCATGGGCGTGGCTATCTGGTCTGAGATAGGTTTTGAAAAGCTGGGTCACTACTACGGTCATGACAAACTGGCAAGCATTGCAGGCACGATAACAGCACTTGCAGTTTTCGGCTACATTTTCGCAATGGAAATAGTTTCTATACTGGAAAACTATGGTGAAATCAATCCACAGGCAAGCTGGATAAACAAAATTGTGGCAAAATTTGGAGTTTTCAAAGACAAGGAGGACTAATTATGGCTATGACATTTGATGAGTTCGTAAAGAAATACAAAGGCAAGGGCGTTAATTTCGATAAGTTGTACGGTGTACAGTGTTTTGACCTGGCGAACCAGTTCAACAGAGATGTTATCGGCTGCGGTATGTTCACAGGTATGTATGCGAAACAGATTTACGAAGATTTCGACAAGCAGGCGGTCAAGGGTTATTTTACCAGAATTAAAAACACGCCGTCATTCGTTCCGAAAAAGGGTGATATCGTTGTGTGGGGCGGTAGTCTGAACGGCGGTATCGGTCACGTTGCGATTGCCACAGGCGAAGGCAACACAAAGTATTTTTACAGCTATGACCAGAACTGGACAGGCAAAAATGACCCATGCACGAAAATCAAACACAATTACAACCATGTTCTTGGCGTTCTGCGTCCGAAAAACCAGAACGTTATAAATCCGCCCACACTGGAGACGAAAGGCTATAAGAAAGGCATGAGCACAGACGGGTCGTATGCCCTAAAACAGCTGCTAATACTTGACGGCGCAAAGCTGGACGATAATGCAATCATCGGCAAAGGCACTGTCGGTGCTATCAACAGCCGTCTGTCAGCATGGGGATACAGGCCGAACGGCATAGCAGGAAAGAAGTTCATTAAAAAAATAAGACAGAAAATTCAGAAATAGTCGCATAAATTTCGTGTAAAATTCGCATAAATTTAGCCGTCAGAGCGCTTTGCCCTGACGGCTGTTTTTTTATTGAATTACCTTGTGAACTGTGCTGATATCATTGTCATCACGTTCAGCGTTTACAAATATCGTAGACAACCATTTCACCTGATAGCCGTTGTTGGTATGGTAGCCGTGGAAGTGAGCACGTCTGATGTGCGGTGCTTTCGGTGCGCTGTGACCTTGTGGGCTATGCTGATAACTGACACTGCTCTCAATCTGTCTGTGCTTGCGAACAGCCGTTCCAATACGGTATCCTACATTTGCTATGGCTGACTTCTGCGGTTGTGCAGACGGCTTCTGAGGACGTTGTGCGGTGGATTTCTTCTGCACCTGATGTTTTGTTATGGGTGTGATTTCTGCGTTTACAGCCGATAAATATACAATGAACTGCAATTTTTCGGCTATGTCGCATATCATTGTTTTAGTGCCTGCCTTGTCTTTTTTGGCATAGCTGCCTAGAATTTTATATATCAGGTCTTCAACTGTCATATCATACTGCAATTCTATAGCGATTGATTCCGAATAGTAGTCTTTTTCGGCATCGTCAAAAAAATATTCTGTCATTGTCATTCGGTCGCCCTGCAAGTCGAAAAAGAACCCCACGCTATTTTTGTATTTTCGCTGGACGTAGAAGCAGTTGCATGGCAATTGTTTGAAAACGTCTGCACTAATCTTCAAATCGGCTGTGACCTGACCACTCAGCAGGCTGGCAAAATCATCATCAAATAGATACACTTGCCGTCCGCTGTAGCACCAATTCACCATATTTTTTATGGCACCCAGCTTGTCCAGAAAATCATCTGACATTATCGTTTGTTCGGTCAGCTTGGCGGCTTCGTCTAGGGTTTTCTTTCCGATTTTGATATAGTCACGCATTAGTTGACCGCTGACATAGTCCACTATATCGGTATCGGTTGCGATATGCCCTATGGCTTTTATGGTTTCTGCATTGGCTGCTACTACTTTGTCCGGCAGCAATTCGTATTTTTGTTTTGCCATGTCATTTTACCCTTATGTTGATTCGGTCGATATTTACATTTGTTGCTTCTATGCCGTGCTTTTTCAACTCTCGCTCAATCGTAACCGAATTCATCGGGCGTGTAAGCCTGATCTGTCTGCAAACGTAGTGTTTCTCGCACTTTTCACCATAACTCTTACCCTTAACAACCTCAAATTCGTCCGAAATGTCGTTATCGGTCAGCCCTAGTTTCTCAACGAACGCCTTCCAATCTTCGGGGCTGATAGGGTCTAGGACTTTGACCTCCACGCCGTCACGTGGCGCCATTTTATATATCCAGTATGCCTTCTTGTCGAACTCTGCGGCGCTTCGTGGGATATTTGCGTTGCCACGTGGTATCAAATGTTTGGATATATCATCAACCTTTGAAAAATCAATCATGCTCAGCTGATATGTGCGGTTTTTGATTTTTACCAGCAAATAATTTCCCTCAGGGGTATACAGTCCGTCAACTATCAGCCGCTTTTCACCGTTGATTTCCTCAAATTCAAAACTATCGGCTTCCAGTAAATCTTCTGGCTTGCAATCTAGTGCCGTGCATAGACGTCCCAGCGTGCTTGCCTGGATAAAATTGATATCCTGCGCACCGCTCTCCAGGCGGCAGATATAGCTTCTGACAGAGCCTATTCTCTTTGCCAGCTCATCTTGTGTCATGCCTCTTGCTTCTCTCATGTCTTTCAACTTGCTCATAAAATCATATCCTTTCAGATTTATTTTGCTTTCCAGCCGACGCCCTTTCGGGCGTTTCGTATCAATTTTCAGATACTCGTCAGGGCTGTTTATGCGTTCTCATATTGTTTCACGTTCGATTATTTTCTTGGCTGATGTTTCGTTTATCAGCTTTTTGTTTTGATATATCGTCAGCTGTTTAACCAGGTCGCTCATGGTTTCTATGTTCATGCCGTGCTTGTTCAGTTCAGCCGCTACGATTTCAAAACCTACTGCAACGTCATAACCTTTCTTGTCAGCACCCTTGCACTTATCGGCAGCGTACTCGGTTACGGAACCAACTCTCCAGAAGAGGGTCTTGCGTCTGATATCGTTTGCGTAGTCAATCTGTTTTGGCGTACCCTCAAGCTCTGCGCACTCGATTTCAAAAATCACGTTGAAATACTTTGCAAGCCAAGCGGCGTGTGCTGCTTTTCTCTCTTCGTCCCTGATTCCGTTCAGAACACTTGGGTTTTCTGTCATTGAATACTCGAATTTTGAATACTGATTTTCCATGATTTGTACCTCCGAAAATTAATTTTTGATTTCAGGTCTCATCTCTTGCCTGTGATTATAGTATACCATGTTATCTAGCAAAAGTCAAGTAGTTAGATAACAAAAATATAGATAACATTGAACTTTGTAGGATTGCACAAATATAGGCTTGCTTTTTGTGCATATTTTCAGAGCAAAATTTCAGTGTGTGCAAAATTCCGTGTCATATTTCATGTCATATATTTATTATTTTTGGTGGTATTTTATTATTTCTACGCATATTTTAGCATTTTAGAACATAAAGAAAACCGCCTATCTACGCCATTTGACGTAAACAAGCGGTTTTTCGTATGGTGCGGGTGACAGGACTTGAACCTGCACGGTGTTGCCAATAGAACCTAAATCTATCGCGTCTGCCAATTCCGCCACACCCGCGTACAAAACAACATTATTATTTTATCATAAACTCCCTACTTTGTCAAGACTTTTTGCTCAAAAAAAATGCCCGATGCTGTTCAGTTGTCAATGATAGGTGACACATCTTCTCAAAAAATAATGTTAAGTAACTAATTGCAGCTTTTCATTTGGAGAGAGCCGTAGGC